TGCTCTTCCGATCTAACGTGAGGAACAGGGAAGTTGGATTTGGCTCGTTCAACACCAACGACATCGTGAATCTAATCATGGAGAAGATTCCTGCTGTGTCTGACATATATACGGTCTACAAGGCAGGGGCAGACGAGAATCCAATCTACACCCACGGAATCTCAATGGCAACCTTCATCACGAACACGTCACTAATCAACCTGGGAGACGATCTTCAAGTGAAGACTGGCAACATTGGTCTTGAACCATTCATGTACCCAGTGCTATACACCAACACTGAGGAGGAGTTGAAGGAACGAATCAAGGTTGTGAACAAGAACATCAACATCTTGTCCAGAAACAACTATTGATAAAGATTAGGCCAAGCGAAATCGCTCGGCCTATCGTCTTTGATGGCACATCACCTCGCCATCAATTTCCCAAAATTGAGGAATCTGATGAAGTCACCTTGTCCATGAGTTCAACCATCAAATACTGAGTCTTTGCGCTATTCACGAAGAAACTGCGTTTCAATGGAATGTTGTAGTAGGTGTTGCCCTCGTACTCGTCATAGATTGTCTCGTATATTCGTTGTGGGTCAATCTCGCTTTCCCCTGAATCATCCTCAACGTCGAATGGATTGTCTGGCATTGCCTCTGGATCGAACGTGGACGTCTGAGATGTCGTTGGAGGAAGTACACATGTGCAACTGTTTGGTGGTTGAGGAAGCTGAACGTCAGAAGAACCATCATCTTCCCAAGGACGCATTGGACTTGGCAAGTTGATTTTGCACTCCTTCCCTGTCTGAATGTCCTTGAACCTTGGCAAATTGATTGTCAATTGCTCTATGTTCTTGGTGTAGTCGAATTGATATTGTGTGGTCTCGTCACCATCTGAATCCACAACCACAACCCTCTTTATGACCTTGCCAAATGGGGCGTTGATGAGAAGCGTCCTGCCAATCAACTCGTCCTTTCCATCGGCAACGCACAAGATGTAGCACTTCTGACCATTGAACTCGCTCTGCTCGTCACCAACGAATGGCAGGAAGTTGGATAGGGTCTCGTTTGGAGAAAGACCACCGAAATCAACAACAGGATTTCCACTCCATTCCAAGTATTCACGAACCAAGCAGTTGTTTGGATACACATATATGGAGCAAAGTGTCTCCTCTATGTCAATTTTTCCATCTTCACCAACCTTTATCTTCACCATTCCGCCATCCTTGTTCGTGAGAACGATGCTGGTTGCGTAAATCTTGTCCAAGTGCGCCTCTCTGGAACGAACGTTCGCAGTGGCAACCTCAGAAGTGGCGTGAAGCACGTCTGTGTGGAAGAATCGGGTCCAGCAGCAAAATCCCCTCAAAATCCTGGAAACCCAAGATTGGGTCGCAATCACGTTGGACTTGCTTGCTTTCTCCACGAGGTTTAATGTGGTTTCTGTGCTGTCTGAATCAACTTCCTCTATTCCATCTGCGGAAAGCCTCTTGCTTTTGTCTATGTCAAATGCCATTGTAGTTCACCATTTTGTTTATGAGGTTATCTTCACATTGTATTTACAACGGGTTCAGCAGAATGGTAAATATCTCTATCAAGAAAGAGGATAATGTATCATGTCTTGGAGAAAATACGAAGATGATTTGGATGATCTTGTCATAAACATAGTGGATGACGAGCTGACCGAGGAAGGATTGGGTAAATTGATGACATTCGGAACATTGTTGTTTCTGCTTGGAACGTCAGGATTGGTGAATGCCGCAGAATTGAGATCCAACTTGGAACGCACTGTTAAAGACAAGCGAGTGGAACAAGGGAAAGTGACTCTTACGAAGGGTGAGCTTGATAAAGCTGTCAAGAATTCCAAGAAAAAGGGCGCAACAGAGAAGGTTGGAAAATGGGAAAAGGCAAAAGCCATCAATGTAGTTGCGCGTACCCTCTACATGGAAGCAAGGGGTGAAGGAAGCGTTGGATTGAACATGGTTATGACTGTGATATGGAACAGATCTGGTGGAAACGTGGATAATTTGGCAGATGTTTGCCTCAAGCCACTTCAATTCTCTTGCTGGAACAAAATCTCCAACAAAGCTCCATCCACATATTCAATCCAATTCCCAAAGGGTGCTGTCTCTGGCAATGGGCAGGAGATGAGTTCTTGGGATGTATGCGTCAATCTCGCAAACTCTGCCTTCAATGGCACGTTCAAGCCATCAAACTCCAAGTGGAACGCCTACTACAACCCCAACAAGGCTAATCCAAATTGGGCGGACCAGTTGATTGGATCTGAGATGGTTGGCAGGCACAAGGTGGGAGAACTCAAGGACGTGACCAGAACAGCAAACAAGTTGAAAGCAAAGGCAAAGACCTATATAGTGAAGGATGGAGACACCCTCTATGCCATTGCTGGCAAGGACATGAAGAAAGTCAATCTAATCAAGCAACTGAATGGCTTGAAATCAGACGTAATTCGTCCTGGTCAAGTCCTCAAAATGGCTTGATTTCGCTCATTTAACGCCATTCTCACCCTTCCTTGGCTTTCCTGGAGGTGGGGGATTCACAGATGGAATTGGATCAGGTGGAAATGGCTTTGGAGGTTCTGGCTTTGGGGGATTTGGCTTGACCTATGGCTCTGGCTTGACCACGATTGGTGGAGGTGGTATTGGGCGCAGGGGCATCTTCTGAGGATAGAGATGGTTTGGCTTCACATCCAATGGAATCTGACCCTTTGGTGGCTTCATGGGTTCATCATCGACCTTCTCCAGTGCGTCCAATGACTTGTTCAATTCCTCAATCTCGTATTCCAGGAAATCCTTCTTGTCCTTCTTGAACCTGTCCTTGACGATATACCCTATCGCCTGACCTTGCTTCTTCTCAACCTTTATGCCCAAGAACGCACATATCTTGAGAACCTTGTTTATGCCAGTACTGAGCATTTCCACAGTCCTGGTCAAAGACTCCTTCAACTTGGGGTCTTCAATCTTCATCGCAACAAGCGGCAAAATCCTCGTAAGCGCCGCAATCATGTCAATCATGCCCTGAACAAGTTCAGTGACTTTGGGCATCTTTGCGAAAAATGCTATTATCTTGTTCATTTCTTCTTCATCCTCCTGAAAGTCAGTTGTTGAATCCAGCATCCTTGTATCTGTGCTATCTATGTCGAAATCATCCATGTACGAAAGGTCTGTGTCGCTTGAATCAAACTCATCTGATTCTTCATCTTCATCCTCAATGTCCTTTGGATTGAACACCTTGAAATAGAAATCCCTTGCTGTTTTCTCGTAAATTGGTCTCTTTTCCTCTGAATATTTCGTGAAGTCTATGATTTCCTTGGAATGGTATTCACCTTCAAGGTTGTATCTCTGACAAAGGAAGAACAAGTCATCTTGCAACCAGCAAGTCCTTCTGCATAATTCCAATCCACCGTCTGGAACATCTGGATTCAGATCATCCCAATCCCAACCAGAAGGCAATGTCGTTGGCAAGTCCCCTGAATTGACACCCAACCTCGACGTTCCCAACTATGGTGGTGGAAGCAATACGCTTTTCGCAATTGGCGACAAGTCGTAGTCCCAAAGCATGTTATACAGTTGTTGTGTTCCACCATCTATGGGATTCTCTATGTGAAATCTTTTCTCCACGAGCAACATTATCTTCTCGCCCTTTGGTATGCACATTTCCATGCACTTGAAGAACGTGCTGTGAATGGTCTCCATGAAGTTCCTCAAATGAAGCCTGTCACGATAGAAGATGAACGTTGGGGAACACATCAACGTGAAATGTGGCAACTTCTGCTTCTTCGTGAATTGATAGCAATTTATCATGAATGGCAAGAAGTAGAACTTCGCCCTATCCTCCCAAATGTCCCGTCTCGTAAGGTTATTGACACAAGGATACTCCACAAAGGTGCGTTTCTTGCGTCTTTGTTCCTCCAGCCATTTCTTGAGTTCCTCCTTTGGAAGCTTCGGACAACCCTCGAAGAATTCGTTGTAGTATGTGGTTTCTCTTCCCATATGGGTGTATTTACCATTATAGTTAGCAAATGATTTTTGTAAATAGTAACCAAAGAGGTATAAACAAACATGAAACACATAATGACGACAACAATGGTTGCAGCAATTTGGGCATTCGCATTTGCAACAACATTCGAGCAAATAAAATTAGACACGCCAGTACTATCTGAAGATGACCCGTTGGGCGTTACTGCCATTCAACAAGCCCAAAGCAACATAACCACAATAGAAGAAAAGGCAAACTCCCTTGAAACAACTGTTGCCGAGGTGAAGAATACCGTAACAAACACTATTTCAACAACAACGGTTGATGGAAAGAAGAAAATCCAATTGACTGGCGATGTTGTTGTAATTGGCAATGTCAAGGATGGAAACACTGACACCATAATGAAGGCAGACACCAATTCAATATTGTTTGCGGTTAACAGGGACATGGACAACATTCCCATTGAAAATGGAACAATCAAGTTCGATGCCGACAACATCAAGTTCCCAGTGGCCAATGATATTTGGTTTGGAGATTCAACCCTTGCCACAATCCTTTCTAATGCCGGAAAAGGAGAAGTCAATACCATCGTCACCGTCAAGACAAATGGTGTGGCACTTATACCGGATTCCAACAGAGCGATTGACATCACTATCCCTCTGCAGGATTATGTCAAGTTGTCTGATCTTCAAGATGGAATCACATTCGACACCATGACAGTAAGCAACTTGACCATAAATGGCAAGAAGCCATCCTTGGAGGGACATGTGCATGACGACAAGCTTGATGCCACGAATGGCGTAGCCTTTGGAGACTTGAAGGTATATCCAATGCCATCTGGAATTGTTGGACAGACACATACCATCATCACGCACGAATCAATGAGCATTGGGGATGTTGAGTACAAGGAGGATGAGATAACCTACAGTGGGGAAACCTACAAGTTCATCTCTGACACAAATGGAATTGCCCGTATGAAGGATGTGCATTCAGCAACCAATGGTCTTTACCAGACAATGACAAACGAGTTCGTGAAGCTGGTCGATCTTAAAGATGGCATAACATTCGACACAATCTCAGTGACGAACCTCACCATTGATGGAAAGAAGCCATCACTTGAAGGACACACCCATGCAGTTTCAGAGATAGATGGATTGGATTCCTACAAGAACCCAACAATAAGTTCTGCTGCATTGGAAGCAATCAATGGAATCAACAATTCTGAGGACATATCAGCAATCAAGTCTTCATTGACGAACTTCTTGCATCAGTTTGTCATACAATCTCCTTGATTTGTAAAGACAATATATCTTCATTGAACTACTCAACGGCTAAATGCCGTTGAGTTTCTGTTTGATGTTGCCAGAAATCTTTTGGATATTGTAAATAGATAGAACCAACGAGTTTGATGGAGATAAACGAGCATGGCAAACGAAACAATAGGTCCGAATGCATCTGAATACATTCGCGTCAAATCCAACAGAGAAACCGAACAGAAAATTGTTGCAACGAACACATAGAACGAGTTCTATGGGAGATTCAATGGCGACGTATTTCTCAAAACAGACGGCACAGACGAATACGAGAACATCAAAGATGTCATAAACAGAGCGACACAAACTATATTCAAGAAATATGTTGTCGACGTGCTTCCAGATGTAAACGAAGCGGATCCAAAGGGATTGTATCTATTGAAGCAAGATTCTGACTCCAATTCTGACCATGATCTTTGTTTGGAGTATACTGTTGTTGAGACAAATGATGGAAAGGAATGGGAGCTTGTTGGTGGTGACAGGGTGGATTTGTCCAACTACTACACAAAGGACGAAAGCTATTCCAAGTCTGAAACAGACGACAAGACCACTTTGACCCTTGTTGCATAGAATACCAATACTGGTTATACGCTTGGAGACAACGACGGCAAGTTGCAGGCAATGCTTTCTGACGAGTAGATTACTGCGATAGATTGGTCCATCTCCCATAGGCAGTAGATTCTCAAGGAAGAGGCCATGTCCAAGTATTCTGTGGAGACAAGTGGAAGTTGCACATATGTCGCTGACGAAGCCACTCAAGGGGAGCTTAACGTGACAGTGACCACGAAGTTCGATGGGGTTCTCGTGGATTCAACGCCCCCAAGCGGATGGACTTCAACAGGAACAGGAACATTCACAAAGACAGTGCAAGGACCTTCTGGAACACAGGTTGCATCTGGGAACTTCAAGTATACTCCAAGCGATGGAGACTACAAGGGAATAGAGGTGAATGGAAACAGCCAAGCGAAGAGCATATCCACAACCTATCCAATATACTATGGGTTCGTTGATACCAACATCCCAAACAACCTGAAGGTGGATGGAGTAATTGTCATATCTGACAGAAACCTCACCAGATCCACCTCAAAGTACACCAATGCCTCTGCAACCCTGGCAAATGGGTTGAATGTACCTGGGTATTTCTGGATATTGACCCACAGCAGCGCTACGGCGACACAAAGTGGAACGAGCATATTGAAGTCCCCCGTAACCGTGACACTGAAATCGCCATAGAATTCTGAAATAGGCATGACCAACTACAAGCTGTACATTTCAAGCAACAGTGCTTCCGCAGGTGGTTCATTCGATCTTGTCAACATCAACATCAACATTTAATGAGGTAATCCAACAATGAGCATAGCACCTAAAAAAGACACCATCGACAAAGCATCCCAATTTGGATTTGGACTGACATTCAAGTCGTCAAACCAGGACGACTATCCTGTTGCATACCAAGAGGACATCTGGGATGTTGCTGACGAGAACACCAAGTTGAAGGAACTGATGGGGCAAGTTGGACAATACGATCAGCATGCCATCAACGAGGAACTTGCCAAGGAAATCCAAACGAAACTCACATAGGAAGATTTGCAGGAAATACAATTCGACAACCTTATCGTGGAAAAAAGCATCGTCAAGCAGGGGGGTTCTGTTGAGTTCAAGGAAGGTTCGTCAATAGTGGTTGAAAAGGGGGAGAACGAAGCGAAGATTGTGGTGGATGATGGCGAGAACAGAGACGAATTGACAATCCCACAAAAGACAGGAACCCTCGCAATTGACGAAGATGTGCCTTTCGAGAAGGGAAGCGTGGAGTTCAGTGCAAGGCAACGACAGGAAACTGGCAAGGAGAACACTGCAAGTCAACCTGGATCCTTCGCTGGTGGCGAGTCATCGCAGGCACTTGGCAAGAACTCGTTTGCATTTGGAGACCACGCAACTTCCATTGGAGATGGTGCGTTCGCATTTGGCAAGAACACATATGCTGGCATATATGGCTGGTACTACAAGTATCTGGACTTGACAACCGGGACATTCTACCTCACGTCAGAACAACCCGATGTCAGGAAGATATCGGATATGGGTCCCGAGCCAGAGGTGGATTCTTCATTTGAAAGCGGATTCGCCGTGGGGGATGTCATATCGTATGTCAACAAAGGCAAACATGACATGTGCGCAACCGTCGTGGAAGTCACTGGCAACAAGATTGTGGTCGGGACTTTGAATGACAAAGTACAGGAGATTCTGGAGGAACACCCAAACCACGATGACTGGACGATATTCGTCCCAGAGAAGCCAGAAGTTGGCGAGATATGGCTTGGAGAATGTGCATTCGCCGAAGGAAGTGACTCAAAGGCAATCAACGCATATTCCCATGCAGAAGGTGGAAGGGGATGCCTTGCATATGGACAATATTCACACGCAGAGGGAAAGAACACGAAAGCTGCATATGCGTCCCACTCTGAAGGAAGCAAAACAGAGGCAAATGGGCAATATTCACATGCAGAAGGAGACACAACCAAATCTAATGGGCTATATAGTCACGCAGAGGGATTGATTACGGAAGCGAACTTCAAATGCTCACACGCGGAGGGCAATCTAAGCAAATCTGAATCCAACTACGCCCACGCAGAGGGGTACGATACCAGGGCTGGTGATGGCACTACCGAGGGCGGATGGTGTTCGCATGCAGAAGGAAACGGTGCGCAAGCCACCGGTTAGAATTCCCACGCAGAGGGATTTCAAACAAAGGCGAAATATTTGGATTCACATGCTGAGGGGTTCAAGGCACAGGCGTTTTCAAACTACACCCACGCAGAGGGGTATAACACAACTGCAGGCAACGACACTCCTACTGGGGGCTATTGCGCCCACGCGGAGGGAAATGGAACTACTGCATCTGGTCAACACTCCCATTCTGAAGGACAGAGTTCAACTGCTTCAGGAACAAATGCCCATGCTGAAGGTCACAACAGCAATGCAAAATACTTGGACTCCCATGCCGAGGGATTTGGCACAAAAGGATTCTCAAGTTATACACACGCGGAAGGATACAATACAACTGCAGGCGACGATACGGCAAATGGGGGATATTGCGCACACGCAGAAGGAAACACCACCACAGCTTCAGGGCAACAGTCCCACGCCGAGGGGTTGAACACATTGGCATCTGGAACAAATGCCCACTCCGAAGGACAGTTGACAACAGCAAGTGGAAAGTCATCCCATGCAGAGGGTTCGGGAACAAGCAGCAAGAGACTTGTTGCCGAGGGAGATTACTCCCATGCAGAGGGAGCGTGTACATATGCAAAGGGAAGTGCATCACACGCCGAGGGATACAATACTGTTGCTGAGGGAGGAAATTCACACGCAGAAGGTGGAGATACACAGGCAAAGAATGGACAAGAACATGCTGAAGGAAGGTTCAATCTCTCCCACAAGGGTTCCGATTCCTGGGGCAATCCCGGAAACACCGTCCACTCCATAGGTATCGGTAATTCCGAAGCCAACAGGATGAACGCAGTGGAAGTAATGCAGGATGGCAAGGTGTATGTGAAGGATGTCGGAAACTACGATGGAACCAATCCAACCGAATCGACAACAAAAGATCTTGCCACAATATTGGCAGGAATGCAAGGACAACTTGGGGACATTTCAACCGTAAAAACCGCAGCAGAAACGGCAAAAGACAGAATATCAAGCGCAGCAAACATAGGAGATATAAAGACTGCACTTTTGGCGTTCTTCACTGCCATAGGTCAATAATGGAGATCTTATCTGAAAGCGAATAAACAGACTACAAAGAGGAACAACATGAATATCATGAAAATGAAATCTATTATAGGGGTGGTTGCAATGCTTGCTTTGCAAACCACAATGTCTCAGGGAATCGTACCAATAACGCAATTCCATCAGATTCCACTTGACCAACAGGTGTTCTCAAGTGAAGATCCACTTGGTGTTGCCACTTTGAGAAAGGTGTCGTCCATCACCAACGCATTCCAGACAAAAGTTGACGAGAATACGGGGACGAGAACGACGACAATAATCGGCGACGACATAACAGCAACCGGAAAAGTGTTGAAAGTCACAGATAATCTTGTTGTTGGTGAGGGAGTAAACTATTCAGATCACGCATTCTTGGCTGGTCACAAGGCAAAGGAATCGTATGGAGACCTTACAGCAGGGGCAATGGGATATGTCGTCATAGGTGTCAATCCGGGTGGCGTTGCACACACCTTGAAGCTCGATGGAGACCTATCTGGGATTGACTTGACCAAGAAATATTCTCTTGCTTTGTCCCATTTCCAAATATCCAACCAAATAGAGATAACGAATGTAGTCGGTCAAGTCGTATATCTAAAAAAGGCATATTGGGGTTCTGATTTCACGTCTGAGCTTGCAGGAAAGAGCGAATCCTATTTCTGGAACATGTACAATGGCGAGGACGACAATGGATTGTATTGCCCAACAGACACTTCAATAGGGAACACGAGGATGAGGAACTTCAAGTATCAAACTGCAGAAGGCGGCTCGTCAAAAGCCATTGGCAAGTATTCCCATGCCGAAGGTAGATACTCCATTTCTGAGGGACGATATTCCCATGCAGAAGGTCAGTTGGGTTTCGCAGGAGGGGTCGCATCTCATGTCGAGGGTCAAGGCTGTCTTACTACTGGAAGCTGTGGTCACTCAGAGGGTATAAGCACTGAAGCATCTTCATATGCCCATTCTGAGGGTGTCTTCACACAGGCGATTGGAAACGGATCCCACGCTGAAGGTGGATGGAGGGCATCTGGGTCAGAATATGCTTCTGGTGGACAGGCGTTGGCAAGTGCCTCCCATGCAGAAGGTGTAGGTACCATAGCAAAAAGCATAGGTTCGCATGCAGAGGGATATGGTAATGTGGCTAATGGGGCGTATTCCCATGCCGAAGGAGGGTTCTATAGTTCAACAGAAGTCCATACGAACATAGCAAATGGTGCAAGTTCCCATGTAGAGGGAATGGAAACATATACCTCAACATCTGCTTCTTGCGGACATGCCGAAGGATACAAGTCCCGCTCTGAAGGGAAATACACACATGCGGAAGGTCAGTCGACCACTGCAAGTGGAATAGCATCACACGCAGAAGGGCAATCAACCCAAGCCAAAGGGACAGGTTCCCATGCTGAAGGATGTATGAATATCGCAAGCGGTTCATACTCCCATGTGGAAGGAGGCCTGTAGTATAGTGGTGCTTCGTACACAAACATAGCAAACAATTCTGCTGCCCACGCTGAAGGCTATGCCACCACGGCATCTGGAATTGGTTCCCATAGTGAGGGATATGGAACACTCACGAGTGGAAACCGTTCCCATGCTGAAGGTCACACTACGCTTGCAATAGGGGATTCATCCCACGCGGAAGGACATTTAACAATAGCATATGGAGGATATAGCCACTCGGAAGGAAATGGAACAAATACTGAACAAACCCAATTTACTGTATTCTACAGTGGCAGTGGAAACACATACACCACAACAGTAGAACATGCTCTGTCAGTAAATGACATAATCAGATTTGGAAATCAAGTGAGAAGAATAACAGGTATTTCAACGCCATATTCTTTTACATTGAACAGTAAATTCTCAACTGTTCTTTCAAACGACACAATCTATGTAGTGAAAGGCATTGCGTTTGGAGAATATAGCCATTCAGAGGGAAATCAAAGTTTGGCTATTGGCAACTATTCTCACGCAGAGGGAGATAAGACAAAGACACTTGGACAATCAGCACATGCGTCTGGCGAATATTCTGAGGCCAACAAGCAAGCATCATTCGCTGCTGGATATAGAGCAATAGCGAACAACCAAATTGGTGAAATCGCGTTGGGCAAGAACAACATATCATCACCAGATACCATGTTGTCTGTTGGCATTGGAACCGATAGCCAAAAGAAGAATGCACTTGAAATAAACACTTCTGGAGATGTATTCATAAAAGGAATTGGAGATTATGATGGGATTAGCAAATCTGGGGCAATTTCACTTCAACAAAAGATTTTGGACATTGACACTGCAGCATCCACTGCGATAGAGCAAATAAACGCCGCCTCCGACTTGAAGTCTATCAAGCAAGCAATGATTAACTTCATTCAAAGCTTCAGAAATCAATAACATTCAAGAAATAGTCTATTGCAATGATTCAAGCCACATCCGAAAGGGTGTGGCTTTTGTTTCCAAACTCCCTTTACTTTCTTCCGCGCTTTTGGTATAATTGATTGTGAAAAGCCACCACGGGATTGTGATGGCAACAGGATAAACCAAAGACAAATGGAGGAATTTCCATCATGGCAACGAAGAAAGTACTGATTGTGATTGATGTCCAGAACGACTTCATCACTGGCGCATTGCGCAACGAAGAGGCAATCAAGAAATTGCCCAACATCGTCAACCTCGTCGAGAACAACGATTGGGACGAGATTTACGCGACGATGGACACCCACAACAAGGACACATACCTCACAAAGACCCTGGAAGGAAGCAAACTCCCTGTAGAGCATTGCATCAAGGGAACTTGGGGATGGGAGATGCCAAGCGAACTTGGCGAGGCACTTGTTGGAAAACTCACCGACAGGTTCGACAAGGAGACATTTGGCTCGACTTGGATGGTAAACAACCTATCGGCGACACACTATCCCAAGGAAGACTATGAATTCACGATTGTTGGCTTTTGCACCGACATTTGCGTGGTTTCCAATGCCTTGCTCATCAGGGCGAACTTCCCTAATAGCACAATCAAGGTATTGAAGGATTGCACTGCTGGCGTCACCCAAGAGACCCACGAAGCAGCACTCAAGACCATGGAAATGTGCCAAATTGAGGTAATTTGACCAAATTCCATTGATATCATAGGGGTATTGATTGTCAATAAATTGACACATAATAGCCAAAGGCTATTGACAACAGACCCCACATTATGATATAATATAGGCAAATCAAGAGAACAAAGGAGTTTCCTATGAAAAAGAAGATGAAACACACAATCATTGAAACCACCACAGTCACAGTATTAGACCCCGTATATGGAGTATCCTATTTCGTGGATGGACAGCAGGTAAACGAGAAAACCTACAAGCGCATGAATGCTAAGATTAGCAAGAATTTCATGCTTGACAAGACCGTGATTCGTGAAAGAACGGATGATTGGGGCAACAAGAAGAAAACCACAAACCTATACTACATTGAAAAGTGAATAGGAGAAACCCATGATTAGAGTAGAAGATTTGAACAACCAGAACACGATGACACTCAACCCAACGACATTCCCTGATGGGACGAAACTCATCAAGTACAACCCCACTTTCGTGGATGGGGCGTACCGAATCACCTGGCTATACGACAACGACGCCGAGTTGTTTCAGCTCATTGCGCTCGTCAAGCACCTCAAAAGCAAGGCAAGGTGCAGAATTTGGCTCAAACTTCCCTATGTTCCCAACGCCAGAATGGACAGGGTCAAGAACTCTGACGAGGTATTCACCCTCAAGGCATTCGCTGACACAATCAACTGGCTTGGATTCGAGGGCGTCACCATCTGCAACCCCCACAGCACTGTAAGCGAGGCGTTGTTTGACCGCGTAGATGTGGACTTCAACTGCGTGGCCGAGGATGTCCAGATGGCTCTTCACTTCTCTGCAACTGATAGGGATGTGGTTCTCTACTTCCCCGACCAAGGTGCTTGCAAGAGGTATAGTGACCTGCTCTCGTTCCTCGAATTGCCAGTCGCATTTGGCATCAAGAAGCGCGATTGGAAGTCCGGGAAGATTCTGGGAATCGACATCGCTGGCTACGACGACCTCAAGGGCAAGAACATCCTCATGATTGACGACATTTGCGCCTATGGTGGAACATTCTGCTACTCGGCGTTGAGGCTCAAGGAACTTGGGGCGAAGGACATCTCCTGCTATGTCACCCACCTTGAGAACTCGGTGATGGACAAGGAGAAGGGCAAATTGATTCAGGGAGACCTCATCAAGACCATCTACGCCACCAATTCCATCTTCCGTGGAATGGCAAGCAACAAGATCAAAATTATTCGTGAATTCTAACAAGGAGAACAAGACAATGATTAAGACAAACGCAATGCTGCTATGCGATACATATAAGCAGACGCATCGCATCCAATACAATGCTGGATTGACAAAACTCTATTCCTATTGGACTCCTCGGAAGTCCATGTTGAAGACCTGCGACAAGATGGTGTTCTTTGGGCTTCAGGCTTTCATCCAGGAATTCCTCGTTGACTACTTCAAGGAGAACTTCTTTGACAGGGAAATCAACGATGTGGTGGCTGAATACGAGAAGTACATGAAGGTTCAGTTACCTCAGGGTGGATATGATGTTTCGGGGATTATTGACCTCCATAGGCTTGGCTATTTGCCCCTTCAGATTCGCGCAATCCCAGAAGGCACTGAAGTGAACATGGGCATCCCGTGCATTGAAATCACGAACACCAACGACAATTTCGCTTGGCTTGTCCAGTGGATTGAGTGCATCCTGCAAGCCGAACTTTGGAAGACCTGCAACCATGCCACAATCTCCAAGATGTATCTTGAACTGGCGAAGGAGTTCTACGACAAGACAGTGGACAATGGAGACCCAAGGATGGCGATGGCTGACTTTGGAATGAGGGGAATGAGTTGCACCAACGAAGCAGCAAGATGCTCTGCTGCATGGCTCACTTGCTTCAACAAGACAAGCACAATACCTGCCCTTCCCTACATTGACAAGTATTATGATGCGGATGTTTCCAACACCAAGATTGGACAGGGGGCAGTGAGCACTGAGCATTCTGTGATGGCAAGCAACTATGCCATTGATGGAGACGAAGTTACCTTCATCAGGAGGATGCTCACGGAAATCTACCCCAACACCTCGTTCAGCATGGTTTCGGACACCTATGACTACTGGAATCTGGTGGACAACATCGTCCCTTCGCTCAAGGGTGAAATCCTCAAGCACAATGGCACTTTGCTGATCCGCCCTGATTCTGGAGACCAGTTTGAGACTGTGACCAAGACACTTGACCATCTTTGGACAACCTTTGGCGGATATGAGAACGCGAAGGGGTATAGTGTTCTCAACGACCACATCCGAATCATCCTTGGCGATGGATGCACATTGTTCACTGTGCGCAGGATTTGGGAGTGGATGGAGGAACACAAGTATGCTGCAAACAACTTGATTCTGGGTGTGGGGGCCTTTTGTTTTAGCGCAATCTTCGACAATGAGAAGTTGATTGTGAACACCCGAGACTGCTTTGGAATTGCGATGAAGTCCTGCGCAGGCGTTGTGAATGGCAAGTTCCACTTCATCTATAAGGATCCAAAGACAGACACTGGCAAGCTCAAGAAGAGCCACAAGGGAATCGTCTGGGTTCAGAGGGACAGCGATGGCAACCTCTTCGAGACCGACGAACACGACACGATGCTCAGCGAGAACGCCAGTGCGCTCAAGACTGTGTTCAAGGATGGCGTGATGCTCAACAAGACCACATTCGCCGAAATTCGCGCAAGGGTGAATGGAGAGGAGTGAAATGGATGTACAAGAGGAATTCGTTCAACTTCTCGCCGAAGAAGTTGATATAGAACTCAAGGAACTGGTGTTTATGCTGAAAATGGGATATGTGCCAAAAACGGAATCTTGGATTATAAGAGGTTCTTCGCCATTTCCTAACCAAGACAGACATTGGAAAACAACATGGACGAAGGAGGACTGAAACATGCCAACAACCAAAGAAGAACTTGAAAACGCCATCAAGGAATACCTGACGCAACATGCAAGTCTTTGCGTCATGTGTGACCCGGAAGGAGGCGGATATGTGAGAGTGCGTGTTAGCCTGTTACTGGACAACAAGGAGATTGCTGACGCAAGCGACTCAATAATTCTCTCATAATGGAGGAAAGTGAAATGGACAACGACAACTATACCCTAACGGCGCATTGGTATGTCCTTGAATACGAGTATGCCACCTGCTCCAATTGCGGGTTCATGGAATACGCGGATTGGAATTCCACCAACGAGGCGAAGGAGAAAATCAAGACCTTCCACGAAACCTACAGGTATTGTCCAGGATGTGGAAGGAAAATGGGACAACCACCAGCAAAAGGAAGGAGAAACTGAAATGGAAACCAAATTGAAGTCAGATTGGACTGTTGAACTTGCAGAATATATGTATGTAAGATATGGCATTGATATTTGCGAGACGATATGTAATGAAGTTCAAACATCAATTCAGAATGAAAACCAAAAAGACGGGGAGAAACGGAAATGAATAACGACCACATTATTTGCCCAAACCTCCATGAAAATGAATATGGAGAAACAGTGTGCAGATACACGGATTGCCCATGTCATTGCCATTCACGCGAAGAATGCTGCTTTAGCACTTGCTTTGATGGCGTTTCAAGCGATTTTGACTAATGAAGGGATATAACTGAAATGAATGACGATCACACAGTGATGTTCAACCACGACTACACCAAGCTTCATGGGCAGAGAAGCGGAAAGCTCGTTCATGCCGAATTGGTGAAGATTGACAATACCTTCTCCAAGGAGGCTTTGGAATACGATACTGATGGATTGTACGAGTTCAAGATGGGCGAATACTACATCCAATGCGTGTTCTTAGGAGACAAGGACATCCCATTCACAACCTATAGGAGAGAAACCCAAGAGAACAGGGACAAGTATTTTCTCCATGTCGGAGAAATGTTCGACTTCGTGGTCCACATCAAGGAGGTATAGTCGTGAGGATAGCAAATGGCAGATACCGTGGGTGGGACATTGGTGTAGGAATCCTTGGAGGGACTGATGGTCAGATTGAGGTGCAATGCTCACTGGCGAACAAGTTCTACTACGACAAATTCCAATCGATCACTGACGATCAGATTAGGGAAGTATTCAATATTGATTCTAAAGATACCACATTCTATCGAATGTCAGATATGGAAACTCCGGTATTCGGATGGAGTTTCATGTTCAGTGGCTTGCAAGGAGACCCTACCCAATATGAATTCCTGGCATGGATGTTCAGAGGAATCGACAAGATCATGGATAGCATGAACAAGGCAAACTAAATCTAAACAAGGAGAAACTAAACATGGACATGACATACTTCAACGCAGAGCAGACGAGAGACAATCTCGTAAATTGGATCAAGGATTGGTTCGACAAGAACGGACCAACAAGCAAAGCTGTAATCGGAATCAGCGGTGGCAAGGACTCCACGGTTGTTGCTGCCCTATGCGCAAGGGCATTGGGCAAGGACAGAGTATTGGGAGTTCTCATGCCAAATGGAGAGCAAAAGGACATATCGGATTCCTATGCGGTATGCGAAGCTCTTGGCATAGAACACATCACAGTGGATATTGGCAGAACATATCAATGCCTCTCTGACTATATTGAAGATGCAGTATTGCTCAAATTCAAGGACAAGGGCATCAATGGTCTTTCAGAACAAACTCTCATCAACCTTGCACCCCGTCTTCGCATGACCACGCTATATGCCGTGAGCCAGACGATTGGTGGGCGCGTAATCAACACTAGCAACAAGTCGGAAGCCATGACAGGATACTTCACCCGCTGGGGGGACGAATGTGGCGACATGAAGCCCCTTATCAATCTGTTGAAGAACGAAGTGGTGGCAATTGGTTTAACGATGCCGGAGATTCCACGTGAACTTGTAGAGAAAGCACCTTCCGATGGATTGACTGGCAAGACTGACGAGGACAAGATTGGATTCACTTACGATGCCCTTGACAGATACCTTCGTTGTGGTGGTGGAAACGATGGCGACATTGACAAGAAGATTGAGGACAGAATCTTCAGCACTTTGTTCAAGCGCAAGCCAATCCCATCGTTTGACCCATGGGCAATGTAAGGAGAACAACCATGAAGAAACTGCTTGCAATTGGACTATGCCTCCTTCTTGGATGCGCAGAATCGCCAAAAGACGAAAACGGCCACCCTATCGCAGAAAGAGATGGCAACGAGTTCTCGTTGAAAATCCCCAACAGTTGTGGGAGTATCGACTTCAGATATATCGTGATTGACAAGCACGAATACCTCCTGATGACAGGAGTCCACATCAGTGGCTTGACGCATTCCCCCAAATGTCCATGCCTCAAAAACAGAGCAGAAATAGTGCTTCCATTGAACACAATGCCTCCATTGAACACAATCACGAATGAAATGACGCAAGTTGTGCCATTGTGATCGTTGAGTGTGCATGTTAAAGAATCGACATAAACAAATCTGCCATCCCTTTTGGGATGGCAGATTGTTGATGTTGAACTTCAATGGATTACGTATTACACCGCGTCCATTTCCGTCCAGCTTGCACCGGTGTTAAGAACACAGAGGTCAATGATTATAAACTCTATGGTCTTAACGGGCTTGATACCTATCTTGACCCTGAGTTCATTTCTGTCAATGACTTCAGGTCCGTTGTTGGACGAGTCACATATGACCTTAAAATCATATAGACCACCCCTGTTCACCAAGTCCTGGAAGAACGGAGTGATGGTCTTAACGTACTTGTCTCGTATTGCCTGCGTGTGTGGCTCGTAGAGGAACTGCCTTGACGCGAAGTACACATACCTCTTGATACGGCCAATCAAACGGCGGACATTCACTCGGTCCAACGCGCTCTGCCTCGTCTGAAAGGTCTTTTGACCCTCCTGGATGATGCCATCGTTTAGATAGTGGATTGCGTAGTTCCAGTTGGTGTCGTAGATTTCGCCAGCCTGAACCCTGTTGGGGTTGAAGGAGGTTTCCACCATGTTGATTACGCCACGGCGCATACCTGCTGGAGCATCCCACCAATTGTACTGCTTGTCTGTGAGGATGTACGTACCCATAGCCTTGATTGAAGGTGGAACCCAGAGGGTGTCACCAGTGTAGTCGGATATGGTTCTGTACCAGTTGAGGTATCCTGCGCCATAGGACGTGTTGAATCCAGCAATCTTGGAGAGGTAAGGAAGGATGTTGATGTCCACGTTCGTGTCCTTCTTCGTCTTCCTCACAACCTGCTTGTTGCCAATCAACACCATGTGGCGTGGTCCTTCAGTGACGAACATGCAATCTCCACGAAACTTGCAGAACGTGTCGAACTTGTACACGATGGTCTTCCAATACGCCAAATCTGTGTTCTTGTTGAACTTGAAGTAGCTTGCGTACTTCACTGGCTGATAGAGACCACCAACGTCCTCGCCATCGTCTGCGGATGGGTCGTACACCTGCTTCACGAACTGTGCGATGTTGGAAATGCCAGCGTCGCACACCACATCAATGTCAGACTCGTGGATGTTCGACATGGTGTCGAGGATCTTGTTGAGGGACTGCGCGATTGTGGTGTATGTGATGATTGGCTCAGCCATCTCGGGATAGAAGCCCAACATGATTGAGGAATCGTCGATGTTCCTGAGGGATTCCACATAGCGCTGTTGCGCGTAGCAGCAATCCTCCATTATCTTGGTGATGACCTTGAGCATGTCAGCCTTCTTGAGGTTGAACTGCGTCTGGAGGTACATCCTCAAGCGGAGATACTTCTTCAGGAACTTCTTGGCTTCATCGTCAGCATTGACATTGCTTCCGCGGGCTTTCATCTTCTGTGGCTTGCTCGTGTCGATGTTCACAATCGCGTCAAGCTTCGCCTCAAGAGCGTCCTTCTTGGAGATGATGTCAGAACCACCAGACGAAGAATCTGAACTTTCCTTCTCAACATCCACGAAACTGATTCCAGAAAGGAGACCAATGTCGTTGTAGGACTTGAAGAGGTCTTCAATGTACTTCTCTCCAATCTTCTTCTGAACAGCGGCATTCTTGTCTGTGTTCTGGGAATCCTTGAACGCATCGTCAAGTCTATCTATGTTGATTTTCGCCTTCTTGAGGTAGCGCAACTTCGCCTTGAACCTTCCAGACTTCTCCATTGAGTTGATGATGAGAGCCTGGATGTAGTTCTGACGGTATCCTGCCCATGTTGGACTGTCAAGATACTCTGGCGTGTCCTCGTAGTTGGGGTCAATCTTCTCGCCATCAACGAGATCATCAAAGTCGTAGATTGCTCTGAGATAGTCGGTGGAGTTGAGGATTGAGAGTTCAGACAGCTTCATGGTTGAGAGGTTGTTTATCTCATCAGCCCAATCATATTGTCCCCCTTCAGATGCTGGCACACCTTCCTTGCCCATGGTCATTTCGTACTCATAAGCCTCATAGCCATAGTCGCCGGAATCAGCAGAAGAATCTCTGCTTACCGCAAACTTGATTGCGCCATCAACACGCTCCTGGGTGACATCGCCACTTTCCTTGTCTTTCTCCTCACGCTTGATTTGGTAGCTCACAGTTGGTTCAGCTGTGATGAACTTGTCGCCAACGCTCAGATAGCAGTCGTTGAGGTTCTTGATGTAGCTAGCAAGTTCATCACCAACCAGCTTCTTCAACGCAGCAGAATCAAGCTTCGCGCCATAGGTTATTGGATCCAATGTGCAGATTGGAGACTTCGCGTCCTCGTTGTAGAAGTTCCTCAACTGACCCATCGTCTTCACAGAAGTCTCATGCATTGGGTCGCTTTCATCATAATCCTCTCCATGCACCTCGTCAGGGAAGTATCTTGGAGCAGCAAGACCATAGTCTGGGATAGTGGAATCTGGTCTGAAGCCAAGCATTCCAGCAGCATATGCCGAGAAAAGCGTGGCAGCATCATATTCCAAATCTCCAACGATGTCTCCCTTTACGGTCTCGTAGTCAGAATCAGAACCAGCAACGAAACCATGGTCTGGATTGAGAATCTGCTGTGGATTCGCCAAGTTGGAGAAGCAGTAGATGTACTCAGAGTTGTTGTTCACGATGGTGTCGATGAAGGTCGTCAATCCCTTCTCGTTGCGCCCCTCTGGATCGAGAGAACCAACGAACGTCTCAACTGGAGTGAACTCAATCTTGCCATCCTCAGTGCTAACGAACGCCTTGAACACAATTACTGCAACATCGTTGGCAACGAATGGTTTGAGCTTTCCATCCACAAGGTTTCCATTCACCAAGCAAGACTGCGCAATCGTAGCAGCCTGCTCTGAAAGGGATGTCGTGAACACATTGTCCTTCTGCATGAGTGGAGTGTGGAGGTCAGAAGCCTCGAACTTCGTGGCTTTGTACTCAGCAGCACTTGCCGCACCAGCAGGGAATGTGATTGTCTTCAATGAACGGACAGGCTGATATAGTTCAGGAACATCAGCTTCAACACCAGTGGATTTCCTCTGGAAGTATGCTGTGTTGCAAAGCGTGGTTATCACAGGCACGATGCCAATGCAATAGCGCGAATCGCGGTTGTCCTGCTTGTCTGCAACCTCAGTTGCGCGTGTATACACCGCACGGGTCTTGTCAACCAAATAGATGACGTTGGAGTTTGGTCTGCTTTCCCCAGTCTCATACTCGTCAACCAGGTCCTTGGAGATGAAATCCTGACCGGTTGGAGCAATCAAGGAAAGACTGTTGAGTCCCAAATCCTTCAAGGAACGATATCTGCGCATGAACTTTCCTTCCGCAGAATTGGGTTCAATGTCATCTTCATATTGAACCTCCCCAAGTTCATCAAGTTCATCCTTCATGAACAAGCCAGCCTCTTCGTCAAGCCTGAGCAATTCCCTGTTCTGATTGATTGTGAATTTCGCAGCAGCATAGATTCCTGCAATGTCGTTGGAATAAGGAATCTTCGCTGCATAGAGGAAGCCCTGTTGGTTAAGCACTTCCATTCCTGCATTGTAGAAGTATTCCTCTGCCTCGTTGGTTGGAGCGCCGAAGTTCAGAAGCCATGCTGAGCGGTTTGTAATCTTGATAGGCTCAAGGTCTTCACCCTTCTGCGCGAAACCAGTGATAAGGCATCCAGTTCCCAGGTTGGTGGTTGTGTAACCGGACAGGTCATGTTCGATTATTTCCACTCCGGGGGCACGGATTGTTCGATTTCCCATTATTTTTACCTCTTTTTGTAAGTTATAGTTGTTTGTACTATTCCATTCCGAATACCCATTCAGAAATTCATAGTTCAACTATATTTACATAAACCGAGATAAAATAGAACCCCTATTCTGTTTTTTGATGTATAATTGTAAATAGAAACGAGGTTGAAAGAAATCGTTACTTTCAATCAACCTCTAATCACATCCAATAAGGAGACTATTGAACATGACTAATGACAATTATATTGAAAGCATCAGAACAATCGTTGATGCCCACCACACCCAATACAGGAAATTCCTTCGCAAACCAGAGAACAAGCATCTTCTGGAATTCATTGAGCAATACGAACAAGACAAATTAAAGGACAACAACCTCCAAACCAAGGTATTCTGGATTCTGAATGACATCCACGACTACCCCAAATGCCACAATCCCAATTGCCCACATGGTGGCATTGTCAAATCCAATGTCAGAAACATATTCACTGGCTATGGAACTGAATATCCAACATGCTGCTCTGCTTGCGCAAAGCACACGCCAGAATATCTGCAGAATTGGGGAGATTCCATTGAGAGCAAATACGGTGAGGGTATTCGCCATCCGATGCATTCTCCTGTGGTAAAAGCACAAGTCAAGGAAGTCACCGAGGAAAGATTGGGTGGAATTGGATTCGCATCGCCAGAAATACATCAGAAATATGAGGATAAGTGTATGAAACTTTATGGAGTTGCAAATGGAGGAGGATCAGAGCAAGCATTGAAGAAAATAGTCGAAACGAAATTGAAACGATACAATCATCCTTACTTTGTGTTTCCTATGGGTGAACAGGGCATGGTTTCCAAAGGCGAGAAGGAAGTATTGGAATATGTCAAGTCTATCTACAATGGAACGATAGTTGAGAACGACAGAACCCAAATGACGCCGAATTCTGAGAACAATTGGATTGAGAACCATGAACTTGACATCTGGCTTCCTGACATCAAAGTTGCCATCGAATACAACGGCACATATTGGCATTCCCTTCCTTCTATAGTTGAGAGCGATCATTTCAAGAAACTGCAATGTGAATCGAAGGGCATTTCCTTGGTTTCAATTTCTGAACAAGATTGGACTGACGATCAAGAAAGATGCAAGATGGCTATTCGCACCAAAATTGGTAAATATCTCATATGAGATCGTCAATAAACAACATCAAGAGGTCTATATAGATGATGAGGAAAATGTTCGTAGAGAAAATGTTGTCGCAATTGACTGGCGACATGTACGAGTTCTATCAGTGGCTGAAGTCCAAGTGTTCTGATGTGGTTGGCGTTGATGTCACATATGGCAAGACCCACTATGATGGCAGCGAGGACGTGTGTCTGACGTTCCAACTGAAGTACCATTGGGAAAATGAGTTGAACAAGAGGAAGGACTCTGGTATCCATAAGATTATCACAATCATGGAATACATCGCAAAAAAGTTCAACTGGGACATCGACATCAAGTGGTTCAACTCATATCGTGCGGCAACTGATGATGTTCTTATGATAAAGGTAGTAAATCAAAAAGAGAACTTAACAACTGAGGTAAAAAGCAAGATGAAGAAACTTAACATAACGAAAGAGCAGTTCGAGAAGTCTAAGTATTTCAAGAACAAGTATGGGAAACTGGAGTATGTTTCTGAATCAGGAAAGTTGTTTAAGACAAGCAGGGGCAGGATTTTGATGTTCAAGGAAGGTACAGAGTCCAATCCCAGGTTCAAGTGCATGGAAGGAAGAAACGAATATTCTGACGAGATTAGGGAGTTCAGTGATGATGTGGTTGGTGCATTGAAGAAGTGCTATGGCGATGAATACATTGTGAAACATGATATGATGGACGGCAAGAGCATATTGGTTTCCGATCCATATACTGGGCTCGACTACAAGATTGACATATCTGTATCTGACGAAGTAGACCAATGAAGATAACGACGACAGACAAGCTACCTGACTTGAACATCGTAGGATTGAACAAGATCCTGCAGATAAAGCCCGATGTCTCAACTGAAACGCACGAAGCCCAGAAAGAAGCCAGAAAATAGGAACACGTAACGTATCTTCATCCTGAGCAGAACACTGAACTCAAGGACTATCCAAAATACGAAGAAGCGAACGTACAATCCAAATCCACGTTCCTACACCCTGCCATAAAGGCGAAGCGTGACCTCATAGATTGGGTTATGACAATGTTGGGATATCCTCTTGTCACGGTTGAATTGAGGGACAACCACTATGACGCAGCGATTCAGAATGCCTTGGAACTTTACACGAAATACGCCACATTTCCAAAGAAATACATGTTGAAGTCATCAAACCAATATGTCCCAGGAGTGGGATTGGACTTGAGCAAGGAGAATGTGGTTCAGGTATGCGAGGTGCAATATGGCGTGGATTTCTCTGGTTGGGGAACAGTATTGCCTTGGATGGTGAATAGAACAAGCACTGGAAACTATGGCTCTGGAAACCTTGCTGGCTCGTTCATCACCTACCACAACTTCGTTGAATTCAAGAAGATGGCGCAAAGGGTTCTTTCCACCCAACCAGATTGGCAATACAACATAGCGGCGAAACGATTGGTTCTGATTCCAGAGCCAAGGAACATACGCCCATATGGACAACCACCATACCACAGTGAACTCTGGCCATATCCAGAATTGAGAGGCAAACCGAATCCAAGATGGGGCGTTCCAATGGTGTTGGAGTGCGAGATTGAACCACCTATCAGTGAATTGCTGGGAAATGAACATGTAAAAAGAATGACACTTGCATTTTGTAAACAGATGCTCGGAACAATTCGGGGAAAATACGAGGGAATTACTCTTCCAGGAGGAGGTTCAGTTACAAAAGACATAGGATAGGAAGGGAAGGAAGAACTTGACAAAATCATGGAAAACTTAAGAGCAGAAACTGCTTTCGGACAGGAGGTTTTCTTCGCTTGATTTCAAACCAAAAATAGTAAATACAAATAGAACGATGCTCCAAGGAATTGGCGTTCCTCAGAGCATCTAATCAAATCCAATAGTAAAGGTATTGAAAATGACTAACAACAATTATAGTGAAATGACCAATCAAGAATTGGTCAATGAAATAAAGAATATAAATGTTTGCATATAGAGATTGAGTAGGCATATTTCAAAGAACAATCCAAATCTCTACAACGAAATATTACATCGAACAAATTTCTTGGACACTTCTGATATTGGCAAAATATCCATACAAGCCAGAATTTATTGCTTGGAACACAATTTATCAGAAGTACCACACTGTAATCATTCAAAATGCAACAACAAAGTCAAGTGGCATTGTGGATCAAAATCATTTTCCCAATATTGTTCGCAAGATTGTATGAATGCCGATCCCCTAACAGTATTGAAACGCAAGCATACATGCAAAACAAGGTTTGGGACCGAAAACCCAATGTCATTGGCTGAGATACGTGAGAAGCAAAAACAAACATGTATTCAACGGTTGGGAGTTGATAACGCAAGCAAATCAAAAGAAATACAAGCAAAGAAACAAAAAACTTGTGAAGAACGATTTAATAGCAAGACATTCTTTAGTTCAAAGCAATTCAAAGAAGCAAAGCAAAAATATTTAGATGATCATGATGTTGTCAATGTAAGTCAAATTCCTGAAATATATCATAAAGTCAAGCAGACGCACGACATAAAATACGGTGGAATAGGATATGCTTCTGACGAATTGCGAAGAAAATCATACGATACAAATAAAGACTTACACGGTGATGAACATTATTCAAATCTGAATAAAGCCAAGCAAACAATGAAACAAAAATTTGGTGTTGAATGGTATACACAAACAAATGAATACCACAAAAACAAAAAACATAAATTTTCATCAGATGAATATCCAGGAGTTACATTTGATTCAACATGGGAAATAAAGGTATATGATTTCCTATCAAAACATAATATATCTTTTGAATATCAAATAAACCCTATTCCATTTAACTATGATGGTAGCATTCATTATTATCATCCAGACTTCAAAGTCAATGGTAAAATCTATGAAGTCAAGGGCGACAACTTCTTTCGCATAAACGAAGAAACTGGTAAAGAAGAAATGTACTGCACATGGCGCAATCCAGAATGGACGGATGAATATTATGAATGGAGGTGCGGCTTGGAAGAAGCCAAGCACCAATGTATGATTGCGAACAATGTTATAATCCTTCGGCATAGTCAAATCAAGAACCTAACCATTGAAATGTTCGCATAATTTTGTAAATAGACTTTGACAACCATAGAGGTATAAAGAGACATGAAGAAACTAAACATAACGAAGGAAGCTTTTGAGAAAAGCAAATACTTCAATAGCAAATACGGAAAGCTTGAATACGTGTCAGAAAGTGGCAAGTTGTTCAAGACTGACAAGGGGAAGATTGTCAAGTTCCTCAAGGAATCCTGCAACAAAGAGGACATCTTCGAGTCAAATCATACGAAACTCATTCCACGTGAAAAAAGAAAGTCGTCACAGAAGTTCAATAGATTTTTCAAAAAGTTGTATGCCATGAACAATGGTGATGATGGTAAGCATCATGATAGAGCTACGAGAATGGAACACCCTTATGATAATGTTTCAGTAATATTCACATCTATGCTTGAAATTGGTCATATTGACGAACCCGAAGTGGAATCACATCTTCGTAAAGTGAGGTCATATATTATAAAGACGGCTGAAGAAAATGGGTGGAAGTGGACATATAATCGCTTTGGGATGTCAATTGAGTTTATAATTACAGAAGACCTTGATGAAGAACAATTAAATGAGACTTCAACTATGAAGAAACTAAACATTACGAAAGAGGGATTTGAGAAATCCAAGTATTTCACAAGCAAGTATGGCAAGCTTGAATACGTGTCAGAAAGTGGCAAGTTGTTCAAGACCAACAAGGGCAAGATTCTGAAGTTCAAGGAATCCACCAAGAAGTTCGGCAAGAAGTTCAAGGAATCAGATGAAGACAACATTCCATGCCCATCTTGCAAAGGCACGAACATAGACATAGACAGAGATGGGAACGCCACTTGCCTGGATTGCGACTATTCATGGGAACTCAAGGACTACACGGAAAGCGTTGGTGATGTCTCAAAGGATCCAGCATATGTCTGCCCCTATTGTGGAAGCCACGATTGCGAGTTTGATGATGCAAACGACATACCAGATGAGGGTTACTTCGATGGTTCTACATTGAATACTCAGTTCTGGTGCAACGAATGTGGCAAACCATATAACGTGTAGTTTGAGTTGAAGGTCAAGGATGTCTATCCAAACGATGACGAGAACCTTGAGATTGAACTTCATGGTTCAGAACTTGAGGACGATGACCTGTAATAGGGACGTTGAAACACATCAATGGACAAGATGGTTGGGCGAATAACCCGACCATCTTTCGTTATATTGCAAATATCAATATATTCTACATATTTGATCAATAATAATCTTTCAGAAATTCTGTTTAACCTCATTGACTTCCCGACAGGAATATGAGATAATATAGGTGTTCTTTGGGAGATAACAAGGTTCGCAAGGTGCGAATCCATCAATCAGGGAATGGGAGAGGGAAACGCCCATGAGGTTTCCAACAAGGAGTAAGTCAAATGGAGAAGACCATCGTCAAGACCAATCGCGTTGCCACTTGGGAGAATGTTGGCAAGTCAGCAAACGCCAAGAAGATCGCCGACGCCCTGAAGGCAGTGGGTCTCAACTTTGAGGTTGAGAAGCGTCCTATTTTCTTCGGCCCGGACATGAAGAAGATTGCAGACAAGTTCGCCACCGTGCGCACGGACAAGGATGGATACCTTGGCATCGTGGGCAAGGGTTACGAGATTTGCCAGAACGAGGTGGCATTTGCCTTTGCAGACTACATCGACGAGAAGCTCAAGTTCACCCGTGGCGGAATGACCTACTCAGGTCTTTGCTGGGTTGTGGGTCAGCTTCCCTCCATCAAGATTCTTGGCGAGGACTACACGCCGTGCATCGTCCTTCAGAACTCCTTCAATGGCAAGTACAAGGTTCGCGCCAACATCGTTGCACTGAACACCGCAAACTATGCCCAGTTCAACATGAGCCTTGCTGGCATCGCCTCCACCCTCACCGTAAAGCACTCTTCCTCCCTCCCCTATCGCATGAAGCAGGGTCAGGAGACCCTTACGGGCGTCCGTGAGTACATGGATGGTCTCCGCAAGGCTGCCGAGCGTTATGCTGGCATCAAGATGGACAAGACTCAGATTGAAATGTTCATCGAGGTTATGTTCCCCATCAAGGAGAACATGAATGAGGTTGCGAAAGCCAACCTCCTCAAGCAGCGCAAGGCGTTCCTTGATTGCTACGATGACGCCGGAAACAAGGCGCATTGGGGCAACGCCTGGGGTCTCATCCGTGCCTATGCCGACTTCGTGACCCACACGATTGGCAAGGACACCAAGACGAAGTTCGAGCGCAAGTTCATGAAGACCACGCTCTCCAACAAGAAGTTTGGTGGGTTTCTGAAGAAACTTGAGGGTGTGACCGGCGTGAAGGTTGCGTAAATGACAACAAGGAGTGTCTGGATAAACTCCAAGCCACTCCACACAACAAACAACACATACAAGCAGGAGAAGAAGCAATGAAAGCAGAAACGAAGAAGGTAGTCCCCACCTACACGAAGACGGCGAAGAAGATCGCCAAGGGCGCATGGGATGCGTCGGGAAACGCGAAGGTTCGCGCCAAGCGCACCAAGATTGTGGAGAAGTCCCTTGACGAGTTCTGTGACAAGATGCAGAACCAGGCTCTCCACATGTTCATGGTTCTGAAGTGTGGATATGGCGTTCGCTCCCCTGAGTTCAAGGTTGCAAAAAAGAGGTTCAACGATCTCGTCAAGGTGGTGGAGAGGGGTTGCGCTACGGCGAATGCATGGCTAGAACTTGCCAACACCAACAAGAAGGTACGTAATTGACAAGATTTTGGTTGGGTGGTTGACTAGGCATCCACCCGACCATTTCAACTTCAATAAGGAGAAATCAAATGAAAGAGGGAATGCTGGATAAAAAGTGGGGATGGTTTGATTGCGACACAAGCACAGACTTCTATGAAACATCCAATGACTATGGGGACTTCTATGGGACGAAAGGGGATGCAGCAATCACTGCAGTTGAGCATGTCAAGTCCATGCTTGAGAACAACGGGAGGGGTGTAACCAAGAATGTCCGAAGAATCATCGTTGAATTCGACGATGGCAGCAAGTGGGTCAGTGGTGTTGGGAAGAAAGATGAGCTTGACAACGAAGATTTCGTCTATGGCTTCGCGTGTGGAGATTGAAAATGGCAAATGAAATTGGACAGAAGCACGTTCGGTACGTGGTCAAGTACAACGACCGCACATACGAGCATCCCTTGCATTCCAACAAGAGGTACTTCATCAAGAACATCGCTGACGTAGTGAATATCCTGGAGTATTGCGTTGTTCAAGACATGAAGAGGGGAATTGGCAAGGGTAAGGATGGACTTTACAGAACCGATTGCGAGTTGTATAATTTTCATGTGGTTCGATTGGTAAACGACAAAGAGGAAGAAACTGACGAGGCGAGATACAATGCCTTTCAGTTCACCGACTTGTTGACAAAGACAGTTGAACGCATCATAGCAGACAATAAACTCAGGAACACCTGAAGACATGGCAAACGACGAAAATACTATAAGGCGGATGGGAACTGTCACAAAAATCTTTGGTGGCACATATGAGATTGAGGACAAGGAGACCGGGGCAAAGGTGTTATGCACCCTCAACGGAAAGATGCGAATGCACTCAATCAAACTCACTATTGGGGATGTTGTGGATTTCGACGTTTCCGTATATGACCTGACCAAAGGGCGCGTGGTATACCGCCATAAGTAATCGTCAGGTGAATTGAACGTCAAACAATTGCGTATGGGCAGGAACTATGTCCTCGCAAGTGTTTCTGACGAATTGGGTGATGGAGTCTCTCAGGCTTTCCTTGTATTTCTCCAACAACCTTCGGTTCCTCATGTCCTCAGAAAGTTTATCGTCAGAAGATGTCATATCCACAGTTGGGTCTTTTTCAAGATTGGAATTCTGAACGACAACCGAGAACACATTTGGCTTGTGCTTGATTGAGGACTCGAAACGATTTATGTTCCGAACCACCTCCACCCGTTGAAAGTTCATCTTGAAATCATCTTCCATGTCAATACCTTTTATTGATGCGTATATTTCTCAGTGAATCTTCTGAACAGAAGATTGCCCATCAAATACGCTTCTCCTTCAAGTTCCTCCAATCTTCTGTCTTGAGCCAAGGGCAAATTTGATGCTGAGTTCATGAATCCATCTGGATTTATGGCATTCTGATGCCTATGCACCATTTCGTGGCAGAATGTGCGCAATATGTCCTTGATGTGCCTATGGTCTATGAACAGAACCAATTGATTGTTGTTTGGATCATAGTAGCCCGTCTTGATGAACAGGTCATCCTCCCTGTTGGGGGTCTCGTCAAGAACCACGTCAGGAATTGGGTCTGTCTCAACTCCACTTTCCTTGAGATACTCCAGGATCTTCTCAATCCAGAAGTTCAACATATCTTTCTTAGTTTCCAAATCCATGATATCTCTATTTACCAATTGTCCAGATGGAATGGTAAATACCAAGCATGAAGAAGTATGTGCTAAACATAGAGAAACTATTTACGGGAGAGACCGCAAACGCCCTTGTCCTCAACCAAGTCGATGAGGAGTTGCCTACTCTTCTGCCATCAATTCCTCCTTCAGGGTATTCTATTCCTCAGTGGATTGACAAATGCAAGGAAATCAATTCCGGGTTTGACTTTGAATATAATGACGAAACCACATTGGAAGACCTCAACAATGCCATAATGGTATTCAACTTGAAGCTCCAAGACGAGTTCAAGAAACGTGGGCATCAAGAACTTTACTTGATGGACGACACGAAATGGATGCGTCCAAACAAGGATGACAACACATTCAAGACCGACAAAATCAACATGCATTTGTTGAATGGAAGTGGGACTAAATATGACAAAGAGAAGAAAGAATGGGTTGAAGTTGACGCAAACTCATCCCAATTGAACGTCCTGTTCCCATTCAAGAAGGTTTCAAGCAAGTCACTCTATTCCGAACAATTGACGGTTGAATCACCTTACGAGATTGACGACAAGATGGAGAACTCCAGACAAATGTCGTTGCAAGGCAAGGACTCTTTATTGAAGAGCATGCAGGGAATTGCCACTGTTGGTGGAAACCTCTATGTGATGTCCCCATTGGTTGAATCGAAGACTCCAGATGGAAACCTCATCGCAAACGGAATGACCATAGTGAATTCCTTTGTTGATTAGCCATATCACTTTCCACACACAATGACGTTGTTCCAGCCAAGCAGGGACAGATTTGACGACATCAACTTGGCGAAAGACGATGAAGGATTGACACCATTCATATCTTGGTACAAGAACCACAACAGAAAGACAGTTGTTACCATTGAAGACGACTATGGTGGAAACATATCAAGGTTAAGTTGCCTTTGCGCTGGGTCATACCAGATTGAACTTGCGACATACTCCCCAACTGGATTGGTTCTTGATGGTTCAGAGCCAATTCCCTTGAACATAGACAAGTTCAGATAGATTCGCGCAGAGGAAGATGACAAGAACGAATACGGGGAATTCATTGAAACTGACGAAGATGGAAACGAAGTGCGCACCAGGAAATACGTGTTCAACAATGGTGGCATAGGCACGAAAGTGGGATTTGACTTCAATCTATATGACAATTTCATCACTGGGAACGAGCGCACATTGAGGTTGGTTGTTCCAAAGGACAAGGACTTCAACAAACTACATCTCAGATTCACCTGCAATGTCCACCACAAAGATTTCCTTCTTGGCTATTACGAATACATTGTATATGTTGGTGACTACGAGGCGTATAGATTGACGTCAGAAACGCCAAAAGAGCATTTGCCAGAATCCAATATAGACATACTCATCAGAGATGCAGTGCTTGAATCCCATAGTTTCGACATAAAGGTTATTGCACACTACCAAGTTGATTTCTCAAGAAGAAGCAACGAGAAGGAATACCAGGACTTGCTCAAGAACTCTGGAATAACCTTGATGGACATACGCATAGACAATGACGTTATGGACACCAAGAGGCAACTTACGTTTGCGGATTACGTCAATGAACTTGGAATATCTGACGATGAACGGGAGAAGAGATATGGAGAATTTTGGCAAGTGTCCCAATACAAACGAGACATTCCATATCAACTCGTGGTGGAAACTTCCTTGAAGAACATGACAACAGCAGGAATAGCATATCCAAACAACTATTCCACTGGAGACATCTATGGAGATGTGTTCGCCACGAAATCTATCCTTGATCCAAACTACAACATGAACCTGACGATGGATGTTTGGAACGACAGATACAATAGATGGGCTACAGAGAACGAAAAGAAAGATGATGAGGAGAAGATACACTTGACCAATATGATTAGGGCAATTGGACGGGAATATCTCAACCTTGGTCAATGTTCAAGTCAATTGTTCTTGGTATTCAAGCCAACTGACGTTGCGATTGGATATGAAACAGAGTGGAAAGACTTGAATGGCGACATGAAACTTGACCCAGATGAACGTGTGGTGGCAAGAAGAACATAACGCAAAAATGGATTGGGTGTTTCCAAATCCATTTTCGTTCCATCATCAATCGTCATTTCCTCTTGACTATGCCAAGTTCAACTCCCCTGTCAACCATAGCCTGAACTAAAGGTTGCAAATCTGGAACCTTCACAACCCTTATCTTCACTGGTTCTCCATCCTCAAGATATTGGAAGTGGTGAAGTTCCTTGCTCACAACAGCATTCTTAGGAATCTTGCCAGAATCCTTCGCAGCCCATTCATAGACATTCAACTGAAGCGCGTACTTGTTGTAGGGGTTGTTGTTGATGTTCTTGGTCAATTCATCCAACCCAACCTTTCCATTGGGTATGTCATCAAGTTCCTCGCCATTGGTCTTCCAATCTACGAGAATCCACTGGCCATTCTTCTTCATAAGGAGATCAAACTTTCCACCAACCGTAACAGAAGATGCGTGAAGGGAAACTTCGCTTTCCACATCGAACGCACCCTCCACCAACTTCTTGGCGTAGTCGTATATTGCAGTGTATATCGCAACCTCCTTGGGGTTCGTCCCTTCCTTGGATGGCTGGCGACCATTAACTGCATCGTCTGCAAGCATATGCGCATATCTTCCAACATGAGTCTTGTCCAAATTACTTCTTTGCCACTCTTCCTCTGCCTGCGTGAATGAGATGCCTTTCTTCTTCGCCATGTTCCCAATGAATTCCTCAACGTCAAAGGGTGGGTCGAAGAATTGCGAGACGAACGTGTTTGCGCCAATGTCCCTTGTCTTTGGTTCTATCAATGGAACAGTCTTCCTGAGGAACTTCAAGAACCTATCGTCACCCATTTCTCGATTCATCAGTTCTATTGGGGTGTCGTCAACTTCAATTCCCCATTTATCCAACAGCTCGGCGCATCTTGTGTTTAACTTCTCAACCAAATCGTCTGGAAGCGAATCAAGATATTCCTCAACTTGTTGCCTTGGATCTTTCTTCACCCTCGCTTCATTGAATTGATTGAATGTGTTCATTTGCTTCATGGTCAACCTCTATTTACAATTTCCATACTTGAATGGTAAATAGCAATGAACTGAATTGATGGAGAGACCAACCAATGGACAACAACCTATTTGGCATAGTGAATAGAATGAATCCATATGACTTGAAGAACATTCTTGTCGGTGAGGATGAAACCAAGGACTTGATGCTTGAAGGTGGCAACATGTTCGACGATGTTGTGAGAATACACCAGGAGAATGTTCCAGCAACATTGAAATACATCTACGACGAGATTCTTCCCGCAATTGGCATCAGCAGGAAATATGTCCAACCACTTGGAAGCACAGGAAAGAGGTTGCCCGGTGGCTCTTCTGGTGATATAGACCTGGGCATAGATTGCTTGAAGGTGGATTATCTCAAGGATGCAATGACAGCTGACGAGCAAGCAAAGGCGATTGCAGAACACGCAAAGCCAATTCTCGACAAGATGGGAATTGACTCCAGATTGAAAGGAAACCTGTACTCCATTCGTTGCCCAATTCAGAACTTTGATGGGAAGCAAGAGAATCAGTTCGTTCAACTTGACATGATGACCTCCAGGAACATGAAGTTCCAGGTGTGGTCTCAATATGCTCCAAAGGAGATTGAGGGGCAGAAGTACATCAAGGGTTGCATCAGAAACCTCATATTCGAGGCAGCAGCTCATGCTATGGACGACATCAAGGTTCTGAAGACTGGATTGGTGAAGTTCAAGGATGGAATCGGGGAGGACATGGTGGAATGGGAGGAATACTCCTTCTACACCCCAGAAGGACTCAACATCAAGCACTGCAAAAGGGAACTTGCGAAGAACAAGAGCCTTGCCGAACAGGGCATCCACAACTCGGGGGACAAGTCCACGCGCTCATTGGTCACCGACGACCCTGACCAAATAGCCAAGAAGATGTTTGGTCCAAATGTGAAGGGAAAGGACTTAATGACATGGGATGGTGCATGGGAAGCAGCACACAAGGCAGAATGGGCGAAGGACTCAACGAAATGGCATATATTCTTGGATTCATTGAAGGAGAAGATTCAAGTCAAGATTGCAGCAGGAATGGACATCCCACAGGAGATGCTTGATGAATTGGGACTTGACATATTCCCCGATGATGACCCCAAGGGAGGGAAGACAACAAACGAAAGCAGAATAGTGAAGGAAGGTGGGCATAGAATATCCAATGCAAAAAAATTGAACCAAAGGAACGCAAAAGCTACAATGGATTCTGCAATCAGAAAGGTAAAGGATTTCTTTGGATTGTCAGATGACGAGGTTTCCTTTCTTGGATCAACAGGGAAGAAACTTGACTCAGGAAAAAGTGGAGACATAGACATAGCAATCTCCAAGAAAGCCCTTGAAGAGAAGATGGGCATAACCGAAGTTCAGGAGTGGTTTGACGCAGTGGAAGAGTTTGGGAAGAAATATGGTTTGGAAGTCACGAATCTTGAACGTTGGGGATTTCAGGGAACGTCAATTGGATTTCCAATATCGAATGTGGATGGAGAGCAAGAGGGTGAGATTGTCCAACTTGACTTGATTCCTGTTGATAACATCAAGTTTCAGGCTTGGGGGCAATTCGGGCCAGAGGAAGTTGAGGGCGAGAAATATGTCAAGGGACTTGTGAGAAACCAGATAATCACTGCAACAGCAAGGGTGTCTGGATATAGGGTACTTGAAACCGGTCTCGTGAATGGAATGGAGGGCGAACAACCAATCAAATGGGAACGCTACTCATATACACATGAGGAAGGTGGATTGTTCAAGAAGACATTTGAACGACCATTGATGAAGGGTAAGAAGGGAGCCGAAGGATTCCATGTCTCTGTTGAAAGGGAAGTTGACAGGGAATTGGTTACTGACGATCCAGACGAGATTTGCGAGATTCTGTTTGGAGTTGATTCTGCTAACATGCTCACTTGGAGGGACGCTTGGAATGGAGTAAAGAAGCAAGGCATATTGGATGACCCATAGAGGATGGAGCAGTTCAAGAAGTCCTTGAAGATTGGAATTGAAAGACCCTTGAAGAAGGGAAGCATAGACTATCTCCCACCAGAGATTGAGGATTTCCTGGGATTGAAGGTTTCTGACTACGACCCGCCAGAGGAAATGGACGAATCAATCAAGTCAACCAGGGACATGTCTGAAATTGACACGCCTCGACAGGCGATGACGAAGATACACCAGCTTACAGGGAAGCAATTGAGGCAATTTCTGCATGACTTCATATCCGGCGTGAACGACTCCACTCTTGTTCTCAAGACGACGCCGAAGATTGATGGGTATCCATTCAGAGTGGCTTGGCTGGATGGAAAGGTTATGATGGAACTTTCCTACTCTGGGTTGATGGACAAGCAAGGGGTTGAATCCAACAAGGGCGTACATCCACACGAACGCAACTTCTACGACTATGTTGAAAGCCACCATGGAAAGAAGATGTTTGGCTTCCTGCACAAGGTTGGATTGGAGGGCGTGAAGCTCGTTGGAGAGCTTTTGGCGAATGGAGACGACTTCAAGGACGACGATGGAACGATAACATATGTAGGCACCACATATGATTCAGATAAGCTTGGTTCAAGGGGAACTCTCGTGGTGATTGACGCAAAAGGAATGACGAAGGAACGGGCATTCGACCTTGAGCCAGACCAAAGGTAGAAGGTGATTGACTTCGCTTGTTCAGAATTGTCAGATTCTTCGGCATCCTATATGGACATCAACAAGTTCGCTCAGGAGGTGGAACTCAAGGCGTCTGACTTTGGAGATGATGTGGTTGAGACTTTCAAGACCGCAGACATAGACAAGATGAATAAGCAAGAGGCAGAGGGGCTAAGAGACAAGATAAACGCCGCGCTCACTGACATAATGAAGCGCAAGTTCAAGAACCCTGACATTATGAGGGCAGACGATGGTTCTTTGGAGGGCGTGGCTTTCGAGTTGAATGGAAACCTATATGGAATACACTATCAATCTTGGAAGGACATCAGAAGTGGCTACTTCTCAGAGATTGACGAGATGAAGGACTTCACCAAGTTGTTCTTGGCGAGGGTCACGGACTCACCAGACAAGGCAAGCATCGTTCAGATGGTTAACAAGGTAAGACAGAATCCAGAGGAATACCAAGCCAAGTACGAGGAGCTTTTGCCAAAGTTCATTGAACGCGCACAGGAGTTGGTGAAGAACGCCGAGACGAGAACTGACCTTCCAAAGTTCATAGACACGCTCTCAAAGAGCAGGGCGAAGACTCTTCCAGAGAGATTCGACCCATCAATATTGACGACAGACGTAATGTCTCTCGTGGAGATGATTGATGGAAAGGTTGTTGACCAAAAGGGAAAGACCATTGCCTTGATTCCAGGTTCGTTCAGACCACCTCACAAGGGACACCTTGACATGATAAAGCACTATGCCGAGATTTGTGACGAGGTTATCGTTGCTGTGTCTGGGCAAACGAACGTGGCTTCTCAGAGATACGACAAGTTTGGACGCGCTATGCCGAACTTCGTTGCGGGGGAGATTCTTGAAATCTATTGCAAGGCAGCAAACTTGAACAACGTTCAGATTGCAATGACCTTGAATCCAATGAATTGGATTTCTGCCACTGTTCGCCACTTCGCAAATTGCAAAGTCATGTTTGGACTCTCCAAGAAGGACGACATATCCAGATTCAGTGCTTTCACGACAGACAGATTCAAGGATACGCTCCAGAACGTGGAGATATTGCCAATAGAGGACAATGCAATCGACGCGACACAGGAGGGTGACGACAATATCTCTGCTTCCTATGTCAGAGACCACATTGACGACAAGGAGGCGTTGCGCAAGGTTCTTCCAAGCGAATTGTCTGACGCGCAATTTGACGAAGTGTATAACTTGATGAACCCAGATAGTGGGGACTACCCTTCAATGACAGACCAAGAGAGGGCAGACAAGTTCAACAAAAAGCAATTCAACGAAGGTGGTCATGCAGAAAGCGATTGCCCAGAGGAACTTCGCGCCAGAATAAACCAAGAGAACGTCCAAGCCACATTGGATGACATCTACAAGAGATTGCTTCCAAGGTTGGGATTGACGAAGGACGACGTTGAGTGCGTAGGTTCAACCGGAAAGAAGCTCCCGGGAGGAACGAGTGGAGACATAGACCTTGCAATGCCACAAGACAAGATAATGCAGGCCACTGAGTGCGAAACTCCTGAGGAGTTCATCGACTTCTGTCAAGAATTGTTCAAGGAACTTGACGTATATGATGCCACTGCGAAAGGATATGGTTGGAAGTCAGTATCCTGCTTCTGGCCAATAGCCAATGTTGATGGAAAGCAAGAGGGCAAATATGTTCAACTTGATTTCGTCGTGACAAACAACATGAAGTTCGTCACTTGGGGAATGCATGGCACATAGGAAGTTGAAGTCCCTGATGGCGAGAATCAAGACGACATCAACCCAAAGGGAGCGGTGCGGTTGATTCTCCTCAAGGCAATAGCAATGGGTGGTCACAGGGATGTTATCAAAACAGACGACATCCCAGGAGAGGGTGAGAACATTCCCGTTGAGATGATACGATATGACTTCAAGTTCAACGAAGGTCTATTCAAGGTTCATCGCAAGAGGAAGGTCAAGAAGTCGGGAGGATATGCAAAGGGTTGGGATGTTGAAAAGGAGTTCATCACTGACGACCCAGACAAGATAGTGAAACTTGTGTTCAACGACGATTCCTTGAACTACAACGACCTGATGACTGTGCGGGATATGTACGATGCCCTTCTGGATTCCACAATGTGGGAGGACACGGAAACCCGACACGAAATTGGCAGATGCTTTCAGAACGAGATGGAGCAGCACAAGGGAAGATATGGCGCACCATCTTGGTTGAAGTTCAATTGACGAGGAGATTCCAAATATGGACAACGAAGCGAATACTTTAGACGAATACTTCGACCTTCTTTCAGAGGTTGATGGTCTGGATGTGCAAATCGTTCAAGTCAGGAAGGACTATAGGGTTATCCAAGTCAATTCTTCAGACCCAAAGGCAACGAGAAAGGAATTGGTCAGAACAATTGGACCAAAGTTGGGAATAGATTTCCTTGCACCAAGAAAGACAAAGAAGGATGGCTACACTCTTGAGATTCCAACATACTTGGATGACGACGAGGACGAAGAGGGAGAGCCAATAGTGGTCAGAATAAAGAAGGGTGGAAGCCATCGTGCAGGGAGAAAGAACGAAGAGGACTTTCAAGGATTCATCAAGAGGGAACTTGAAGAACATGGTATATGCCACCTCGACATTCAGGACAACTATGGCGTCAGAGTGAAGTTGGACATAGTTGAGGTCATAGACGCTTCTGCAAGCCACGGAACCAATGGAGAGCAAAACCGATCAGACACCACAGTGAGGTTGGAGGACGGAACCCTATATGGCATTTCGCACAAGAAGACGAATGCCACATACGTCTGCAAGGCAAGAAAGATGTTCCACGAAATCATGTTCCAATGTGGTCAGAGATTGAGGAACTACGCCAAGGAACATGGAATGCAGAGGGGAGACTATATGGACGTGCGAATCACCAATAGAGAACTCATAGACCTTTGCTGGTTTGGAACAGACATCTCCACCGGGGCAGTGTTCATAGGGGATTTCGAGAACATGTCCTCTGGAGAACAACACATAGAGCGAATCATACGCAATGGGGACGAGGATGTTCTGACGTCTTTCCCAATCTACACCAAGTGGCTCATTGTCAACAACTCATACACGATGAAGTTCTGTGGCGTGAGCGTTGCATCCAAGGGTGGCAAGTGGATTGTGGATGATGTTGTGGTTCCTGGGGTAAACGCCCCAATGCCAGAGGGAAAGAAGTTCAAGACAGGGCAAGAGGAACCGAAGGAGCGCAGACACAAACGCCACAAAAGGCGCGTCACTGAAGACTTGATACGCGAAGAGCAATTGATGGAGGAAGCAAGGCAGAACGACATTTGGGACACAGTGGCGTATTGCGCCGAGAACCACAAGATGGTTTGGTTGAAGTACGAAACAGTGGAGTCCGGAGAGATAATCTCCAGAAGGGTTGCTCCATATTCCTACCGCACGAGGGACACCAAGGTTCGTGGAAGATCAACATACTTCTATGCTGAGGACTTCACCCCAGGAGAGGAACAAGGAATCAAGTGCTTTCTCATCGAGAACTGCCTTGACGCAAAGGAGAGCAACAGAAAGTTCACTCCGCGACATCCAATCGAGATAAGGCAAGAGATTGACAGGTTGGAGCAGAAGCGCAAGGATGACGAGTTGAAGAAGCAGAAGGATGGCGACAACGAGCAACCAACAACCCCAGACAAGGACAGGGAGGATAACGACGAAATCGTGAACGACGAGCCTTCTGAGCCAAAGCCTGGGAAGAAGGTTGAACCAACGAAGAAGCCACAACCAAAGGTTGAGCCAAAGAAACTGGAACAACCAAAGGTTGAAGAACCAAGCCCAAAAAAGAAGCAAGAACCAAAGGATGCCTACAACAAGACAGAGCAAAAGAAGTCCGACAAGGAGAAGGAAGATTAGAAGAAGGTGGATGGAACAGTGAAGGTTGATTCAGAGCCAGAGCAAAAAGAACCATAGACGACAGAGAAGATGGATGAGCCAAAGAATACTGAACCCTCCAACGACAATTCAGTGACGTTGGACGACAATGGCAACGAGCAAGAAGATGGCAAGGTTCAAGTCACTGATGGAGATGGAAACGTATTGAAATGAAAATGAGGAATTGATATGAGCATATTATCAGCAATATTCAACACGAAATACAGCAAGTACCCAATGTTCTTGCAATATGTGGATTGCACTCACAGGGTTACTGGCGAGGACTACTACAAAGTCAGGGAATTGCTTGAGCCAGGTGACATAATCCTGAGAGGGCATGACAACTATCTCAGCAAGTTTCTGGTTCCAGGAGAATATAGCCACAGTGGAATATACAAGGGAAACGATGTTGTCATACATTCAACAGTTGAGAATGGAGTGCATGAATCAAACCTTGTGGATTTCATGCGTTGCGATAGATTTATGGCGTTACGTCCATCATTAGGCCAGAATCTCATAATAGAGAACGCCCAAAAATACATTGGCAAGAAATATGACAACGAGCTTGAGGACAACGACGATGAATACTACTGCCATGAATTCGTGGCTTCTGTCCTCAAGGATTGTTCCTTTGAGATAAACAAAATACACGCCTCCACCCTCTTTGGATTGATAAGCAAGGACATCTATTGTGCATAGAGTTTCTTGAATAGCATCATATTCAAGAAAGTGGTTGAGATAGATTGGAAGAAGACGACAAAAAAATCCCACACCCCTGACTTATGAGATGTGAGATGAAGAATCATATCTCATATCTCATATATCATATCATATCATATCTTATGTCTTCATATATACACCCTATATTAAATACGACTCTTCTTGGTTTGGAGTATAAATCCTTCTGAACTATCGCCGATTTCCATTTATTTTGTTGTTGAACTACCAGGATGTTTGGAAGGTTTGTGCGAAGCAGAAACCGAATCAAACATCCCAAAGTTTCAGCGCAGATGAAACTTTGTTCTTGAAATCCCAATGTTAATTCAGATTAGAGTAAACAGTTTAGAATCTTTCAGCAACAGTATTTATCTTCAATATTCTTTTCCAATATCTTTTCAACATCAAGTTCATATCTTCAATATCTTTCCAACATAAATATTCTATACAATATTTCTTTCCAACATCTTTTACTACATCATTTACTACATCATTTTATTATGTCATTTTATTATGTCAAGTTAAAGACTTGAAAGGTTAAATCGTCATATAAATACTTAGGCATATTATGTACAAGCCAAGGCATTCTGAAAAAGGCAAAGCTACCCTATGAATGTATGGGTGGTTTACCCAAATTGGATATTACGAAATAAGCGCAATTGCTTCCGGAATTGCATCAAACCAAGGTTTGACCAACACTGCGCCTTGAATGCCCGTCAAGCATTCGGGTTGCTTTCTCCACAACCCTGGAATGGAAAGCTCGTTTGACTTCGCATCTTGCTTGCCGATTGCGCTTGTTGTGGAGAAGGTGTCCAACCCAATCAAGCATGGAAGGGTTGGATGAAATCACCTGCTCGACGCTCTTGGTCAAGCCTATGCCTTGTCCTTTGCTTGCTCTGGCTACCATTTCGGAGGTGGCTTTCCTGATTGCCTCTTTCATGGAACTTGACGCCAGAACTGCGTTAAGCTGTATGAACGCCCCATTGACCTTCTTGAAAGACATGCCATTCTTGATGCACTGGCTGTGAATCATCTTGAGGAACTTGCTTTGGTTCATGTGGCAAGGTGCTATGCTTCCTTCAGAAACTCCGAACTTGTCGAAGCCAATGCATCCTGCGTTGAAGTTCCTCTTGGTCTTGGATGTTGGGGTCTCCACGACTACGGTTGATGAACCATATGCGTGGCTTATGTTGAAAATCTTCTTGAGCAATTCTCTGGTGCCAGAAATACCCTTGTTCTTCAGGTTCTTCTTGATGCGCCTGATGGTGCCGTATTCGCCCTTGTACTTCAGGGATTCCATCAACTTTCTTGTGTTGCGCCCACCAGTGAAATCTTCCACCTTGTATGTATGCTCGTGGATAATCTTGTTGTTCTTGCTTGTATCCACTATCTGGTGGTGTATAACTTCGCCACTGCACCATATTCCAGTGACGATATTGGATTTATGACTTGGGTCAGAAAGTTCATTTGGCGAGTATGCCAAGGTAATTGAGTAGTTGTCCTTGGAAACTTTGGTCAAGGTAACTGTCACAGAAAGTTCGCCACGTTCCATCATCTCAATCACCTTGGAGATGTGTTTCAATCCCTTCTTTGAGAACCTATGGGACTTGAAGGAGAATCCAATCTTCTTTCTTCTGTACGTGAAATCAACTGTGCAATCGTCCAGGTTGAACTTGAACTTTGGGTTTCCAACCTTCTTCTTGCCAATAACTGTGAATGACGAGTTTCGAGTCAATTCATATTCGTCATGTGAAATCTTTTGCTTTGAGCGCGAAATCTGGTCTCCGAAGCAAGGGGTTTCCTTGTTTGTTCTGTACTTGGACTTTTGCCTCTCAAACGACTTGTAGTTCTTGAATCCAGAGAGAACAGCATTGTGGAGAAGAATGGAATCCAATTCATATCCATTGGTCTTCACCCATTCCCTCACCAGTTGCTCTGTTCCCATTATTGGTCTTCCCAAGTCCTTGTCGATTTGCCAGAACTTATTGGCGTTGTTGAATGCCTCAAGTGCTTTCCTTCTATAAGACTCCTCGCGCAGTTTCAACCAAGTGGATTCAGACATTCCGGTTGGACAATCGTAGCACATTGGCTTTCCATCCACCATTGGAACGTTTCTGAACTTTGACATGAACTTTCGCTTGTTGGGTGTCTTGTGGGACTTCAACAGGTCTTTGAGACCAATCTTCTGAAAGTGCTTGAACGAACATCTAGACGCGGAGTTGTATGTCTTTAGTATGTTGTCAATAATAGACACATTCGGAGAATCAAGTAGTTTGACACCATGAAGTTGGATTGAGACGACACCGACTTGGGAAATTGATTTCCCCTTGTTTGTAGTATTGCTCTTTTCAATCTTCATAGTTTGTCGCTTGTCACGCTATACAAGTTAATTATACGTCGATGTTTCGGCAGAAATAATATGCTTGTCTAATATTTACATGTTGGTTACAAAGATGTATACTAAAGTATCATGAACACAGAAGACTTGCCAACAATAAACATTGACCCTACGAATGCGAAGCAACCTCCAGCAATCCTCTATTCCAACGAGTTGAAGGAGGACTTGAAGTTGACGATGAGCAATTTGCGCGAGAAAGCCCTTACGACTTCCTCAATGAAAGCGAAATGGGTTGGATATATGGCGAAGGAGAAGGATGCCATGCAGAGGTTGATGGCAATCCGTTCTGACTATCAAAAGTCCCTTCTCGCCAAGAACAAGGGTGGGAATGCCTTTGACAAGCTCAAGAACTCCACACAAGAGGATGAGACGTTGAAGAAGATTGACGCAACGAGGAAGAACATAGAACTCTCGTTGGAGGTCATTGCTCAGGCTATAACGTCCCTGTCAGAATTTGGCTACAACATCAAGAACTCCATAGAGGTAATCAAGTTGAACAATTCTTGACGAAAGTCGTATAATTATTTGTTGGGGAAAAGCGTAAATACTATTGTTCAAGATGAACAAGTGTTTGCCTTGAACCGATAAAGTAAAACAGAAAAAAGTAAAACAGAAAAGAGGTACAAAAAATGATGCTAAATAGCAATGTCGGAATGCCGACAAGTTCAATCATGACGGGCCTCCTCACTCAGAGGAAGGTTCGTGAATTCGCAAAGAACACGAGTCAGTTGTTCTTGAGACCAACCGAGGATGGAAAGTTCTACCGTTTGCGCTTGCTCAACACGCAGCCACACCCTAACTTCGTTTCTTCCTCAAACTTCGCCCACTACAGGGACTTCCCGTTCATCATCCAGCACATTCATCAGGTGTGGGAGGATGTTCCTACGGACGATCCAGCGAAGCCAAAGCGCCGTTCCCATATGATTGTCTGTCCGCAGACCGACTATGTGAAGGCAAACTCCACCTTGACCAAGGCGAGTTGCCCAATGTGCTCGGCTTATGGTGCTGCGTGGAAGGCGTTCAACGACTCCCACTTCAAGAACCAGGAGGCGAAGAACAAGATGAAGGCACTGCACAACACGTTCGCCGTGCGTTGCTTGGTCTATGTTGTGAGCGATCCAAACTACGATGCCAACAATGGCTCGGTGAAGGTTCTGACCTTGGACGAGGACGCATATCAGGCGTTGCTCGCTCAGATTCAGGCTGCTCAGGGAAACAACACCCCTATTTGGAACAACGACGCTTGCGACTTGTTCTTCTCTTGGGGCAAGATTGACAAGGTGAAGAACGCAGGAAAGCCAAACGAGTGGACGTTCAAGAAGAACGGTTTCACGCGCATTGGATTCACCACAACTCCAAAGCACTTGGATGCTCTCACGGACGAGTTGGTGGATGACGTTCAGTTTGATGCCAATTGGTACATGGTTCCAACGAAGGAGGAGCTTGAACAGTTCTACGTGGAACATTTCTCTTCTCAGAGTGCGTCCAATGACGACATTCCGATGGACATTCCACCTGTTGCGCCAAAGGCACCGGTTGCGTATAGTGAGGCAGTGAAGCCTGCTCATGCTCCCACACCAGCAACCATGGTTGAAGACCCAGTAGCGCAGGACGTAACGGTGGATTCCGACGATCTTCCTCCACCTTCGGCTCCAGCTCCAAAGTCTGCACCAAAGAAGGAAGTTGTGAAGGAATCTGCACCTGCTGCTCCAACTGAGGACATCAACAAGAAGATTGACGACATTCTCTCTGGGATGTCTCTCTGACAAGGAAACCAAGATGACGAATCCATATGCGAAGATATTTCACATCAGATTTGCATCTTGGCTCCTCAAGAATCCTTGATCTGTGCAAGCGACCTTTTTTGGACAACATCGAGATGACCGACAAGCTCATCCAGAATTGCAACGAGATTGCGAGAGAGAAAGACGATGTTCTGTACCACATTGGAGACTTGTATTGCCTCAAGGACGACAATGGAAGCCCTGGGATGTTTCTGCCTTGGCGTGAGACCAAGAAACGGTTTACTGCCAACGTGGTCAACATCGAGGGCAACCATGATCAAACCAACGGAGTTAAGAGCATGGCTACTTCCATGAGAATGGTTCTTGGAAAGGTGTTCAATGTCGTGCTCTGCCACTACCCATCAACTGACCCAAGGAGCAGATTGCATCTGAAGCCGGGTGACATCAACATTTGCGGACACAACCATACCCTTTGGAATGGGGAAAAGCATTTTGTGGATAAGGTGAATAAGGTGTTGAACATAAACGTTTGCACTGACCTTTGGGATTATCAGCCGGTTAGCGAAGTTACGTTGGTGAACTACATCAAGGGCGTTCTTTCGTCCAAACTATCAATATGACAGGAAACATCATGAAGAACTACATAGTCAAGAAATGGTTCAAGAATAGAGATCACCGTTTATTCACCTATCCCAAGGATGTTGATGGTGAGCTGGTTCAGATGCTCGATGTGTTCAACAACATCCCTGGCGTAAGGACATTGTACAGCTGCTGCGGTCATGGAAATGATCAATGGTACATGGTGTTCAACTGCACATCGGATTTCATGGTCAATGTTCTACTCAACTACTTTGGGGATTGCATTGATGTGTCTGACGATGCACATCTCACGAAACTAAAGATGGGGCATCTCCAGTTTGAGTTGGAGTATTACGAAGATGCTTCTGACAATGTTGTAAACCATGTTCCTGAGAAGAAGGTTGTGGTGAGGTCAGAATTGCTTGGACATATGAACGAATCCAGAAGAAAGAAGGAATACAAGAAGATTTGCGAGTTCTTCTCGTCTTTTGCGCCATATAGGACATGGGAGAAGATACAGGAATTTTGAGGAGGTTTATCTACGATGAAAAGCAAGAAAACGACAGACGACATTGGGGTGTTCAACATCCTGTTGATAGGCAAAAGCCCATCAGCAATTTCTGTTGCTGACAACATTCACGCCAAGTTCAAGGATGGGGACGATGTCCGAAATCCTTGCAACTTCAACATAATTGGGGACATAGACTCCAATCCTGATGACAACACTTGGTTCAACGAGTTCATATTTGAGATTTCCACCACAACAGGAAAGTTCAACAACATCATAGTCTCAGAGAAGTTCAAGAGTTGGATGCTATATCCAATTCCATACCCTCAGAGACTTTACATGAAGAAACTTCTTCAGGCGATGAACGTGGTGATTGTGGATGTATCACTTGACGACGATGCGTCAATCTTCGACAATGACATTCCACAATACAAGTTCAACGTGAAGAAGGATTTCGGCGTGGATTTGTTCAAGTGGATTGACGAGCAGTTGGACAAGATTGCGCCAAAGCTTCCGAGCATAAGGCTCATAAGGTCTTTGAGTGGAAAGTGCATGCCGTATCTTGGTGACGTGTTTGGTTGCTTGTCTGGAAAGACCTACAAGAACATCATCCACACTGACAAGATGAGGTTTGACGTTCCAATCCTCTATGACGAGTTCTGCTATCTGACGAGAGGACATGACCAGAATTGGATTGACGATGCAATCATAACGAGAAGTAACTCTGCCTTGGCTTCGTTCTTCAAGTGAGGAGAGGATATGGAAACGACAGTAGATGGATTGAAGGAATTGTTCAGAGACGTAATCAAGGAGGAGTTCGGGCCAATGAAGCCCATCCTTTGCAAGTTCGCATTGGAGCTTGTGGATGCAGTTCCTGACTATTTTTGGACAGATGCAGCAAGCGCAAGTGGATTGCATCACCCATCATTTGGCTTGGGTGAGGGTGGTTTGGCGAGACATTCTCTTATGGTGTATAGGTGGCTCAAGATTCTGATGGAAGCGAACGAGCAGGATATGTCTGAGTTCATGCCAGGGATGGTTCTCGCTTCCTTGTTCCACGATTGTTGCAAGAGGGGTATGCCTGACAACATCGACCTTGAACACACGAAGTTTGAGCATCCCTTCCTTTCTGCGAAGTTTGTGTTGGACAAGGCAGAGCATTTCGCAAAGACAAATCAAGACTTCATAGACAAGACGTCAGAGGACGAGGACATCTTCAAGAAGGACATTGCAGTTGCTGTCTCTGCGATTGAGACGCATATGGGCAGGTGGAACACAAGCAAGAATTCGCAGATTGTTCTACCAAAGCCCAAGACTGCGATTCAGTATATGGTTCATCTTGCTGACTACATTGCATCAAGGAAATGTACAACTTGGGACGTGACTTTCGACAAGGAACCAGAACAAGGAGAATAACCATGGCAAGATACGCAAAGGCAAATCAGAAGATTGAGGACTTGTCCTCCAAGATTGAGGATGCAGGTGGAATCCACGGTGTAGTGTATCGTGGGCAGGTATTGAAGGACTTGTCTATGGTGAATGTGGATTTCGAGAACATGGAATCCTTTGATGACGAGGATGCATACACCCACCTTCCTGGACTTGAATCAATGGACGGGTATGAAATGATTGGTGAGGGTGATTCTGTCTTCCCTGTCCTTTGGTGTGCAGGAGGTGGAGATTGGGAACTTCCTCTTGTGTTCATTGTCTATATTGACGAGAATGGGAAACTCCGTGGCTATATTCCCTCGGATGGAAACGCCTACAACCATGAGAAGAATTCTGCATATGGCAACAACGATGGCGACCCAGCGTATGGCGAGGACGACCCACGTTATGTCTTTGACAAGGCGAAATTGAGGTCAGATGTTGCCAATAGAATCGTCGTGAAGCCGTAAACCCGTGAGATAACTCAAGAGTTCAGAACCACGCTGTTGGAGTCGTTGATATCGACCTTGCCATTGATTATGTCGAGGTCTATTATTATGTATTCAATGGCCCGAATGGGCTTCACTGCAATCTTGCACCACAACTCATGCCTGTCTATGCTCTCAATGGTGTTGTTGGTGTCGTCGCAAACAACCTTGTAGTCGCTAATGCCACTGGTCTTCTGAATCTCCTGAAGCATAGCCAGGATTTCGGACGTGAATCCCTCCCTTGCTGACTTGGTGTGAGGTTCGTACTTGTACCTGTTCGCTATGATTCTGGCTTGTTGCTTGATGTAGCAAACCAACCTTCTCACGTTGAGCCTGTCAAGTGCTGTTTTCTTCGTTTGAAGGGTCTTTTGACCTTCAACCACTACACCTTCGTTCTGATAGATGTTGAAGAAGTTCCAGTGGTTGGAGTATAGTAAGTCATTCTCTGAGTTGTAGGTCTTGGTCTTTACGCTCACGTCAAACGCACCATCCACCAATCCACGATTCTGACCTGCTGGCGCGTACCACACCTCACCATCCTTGTCGTTCACTGCCAATTGGCTACCCATAACCACGGAGCCAGGAACCCAAATGCCCCTGTTTATCCACTGCAAATCCTCAATATACACCCAGTTCCAGTATCTCGCAACGTAGTTGTTGGTGTAGCCATTGAAGAGTGGCAGGAACTTGTTGAACATCTAGACATTCTCCATGTCAGTGTAGTTCCTGATGGGGTAGTTGCGTTCAAGGTTCAAGATTCTTGGGCCGTCTGCGATATAGACGCAATCCCCTCTCGTGGATTTGATGAAGTCCCCAAATAGCCTCGTAATCTCATTCCATACCTTCGCATACTGCTCTATGTAGTCCTCTGGAGGATATTCACCCTTGCTCCAATCAATCTTCGTTCTGACCTGGTCGTTCTCGAAGAAGGTCTCACCATCGTCGTTCTTGGCGACATATGCTGCAAAGGCAGTTGATGTGAGACCTGAATCCAGAATGACATCCAACTCCAAGGAATCTACGTCAGAGTAGATGCTTTCAAGGACGTATGTGATTGGATCTATAATGGAGGTCTTGTAGTTGATGTACTTCTGACATTCGTCTGCGTCCATTCCCAACGATGCAATCTTCTGGTCGTTTATCACGAAGAAGTCAGTCTCCACTGGGATGCTCACGTTCTTGTACATTCTCACCAACTTGGAATTTGTGTTTATGGTTCTGTCGATAGAACCTCTCCCTGACAACGGACCAACGTAGGATTCAAGAACCACCAGATTCGTCTTTTGCTGGTCCGAATCCCATTCTATTCCACATATGAGTATTCCAACATCCTTGAGATGGGCTTTCTCCAACTTCCCCTTCTCTGCCAATCCAATGTTTGGAAACCTCTTTGCGCAAGCATCTTGGAAGGAGTCTGTTCTGTGAAATCTGTTCTTCTTCGTGTTGAAGTTAAGCTCTTGCTCTATGGTTGTGGCAATCTCGGCTTGAATCTCCTTGGTGTCGTCGTCTATGGGGTCGGCATGCTTGTACCAATACGTTGACATCTCTATTCCATTGGTGATGTCCATCATCTCAAATGTCTTGTCCATCTCAGGGGTATTGAGAATCTTCCCTTGATAATACAACGCCATTGGGGCAGAGACAACCATTGGGAATATCCCAGTATAGGCAGTCTTCGCAGCACCAACTCCATATCTTTGACCACGGATATCCACTATTCTGAAGGTGTTTGCGTCCAAGTTGTCCTGTGGATCAAGTTCAAGTTCAATCAACTCTTCGTTTGTCATGGAGTGAATTCTGTCCCCATACTTGTCATAGACTTGGGAAATCCTCTGAACGTTTGTCATCCTCTTGTCAAGGGAATGCATCTCCTTCAACACAGTGACAGACCTGTCGTCCCTTTGCCTTGTCTTGGTCTCCATTGGGACTGTCGCTATGTCCATCATTGAGATTGGATCTTCGACCTTGAAATCCACATATTTGACAGTATGGGATTGGTCGTTATCATATGGCAACCTTGTCATCAATGCTGTCGCGCCAGATTGAACCAACCTCAACGCAGAGTCTATGAAATACTTCTCTGGGGCAGATTCAGGGGAACCGAACTCAGTGAGGATGTCTTCTGCGTTGTTGCACACAACCATCTCGCAAGTTCTGCCAATGGGAGCGAAACCAAACATCAAGGTGATGGGCTTGTTGAGCCTTTGCCTCACCTTGCTTTCAATGTCGTTCTCGTTTATGAGAATCCTGGGCGCGAGTTTGTCTGTTTTGGTCGCCATGTCTGTGTATTCCAATGTTATTTTTCAACAACCACAAGTTCGCAATCGTCGTATATTCCCTCAAGTTCATGCAGCAACGAGGCATAGTCTTCCTCAAAGCAATTGGTGCAATCGTGGTAGTAGTCGATGCTTGCCTCTCCATGCTGCCCATTGTGTTCATAGGACATTATGTTCCCTTGGTTGCAAGAGCCATCATGCATCGTTTGTGGGAAGAACGCAATTACTGTTCCATCGTCTGGGGTCTTCTTGAACTCAACCTCGACTTCCTCCTTGCTTTCACTCATCTGCTTGCTTCCAATCAACTGTTCAAGTGCTGCTTCACCATAGTATTTCTTCAGGATTTCAACGAGGTCTGACCACATTGGGTGTTCCTTTGACACTCCATTTATCAACTGAACAAGGCGTTCCTTTACAACCCATGTCGGCCACGGTCCGTTTCCATACTTGCTTTCGTTCATTCTTGCTTTGTTCTTGCTTTCCACGGTTATTGTCTCCCTTGCGTTCATTGTGGGCTTCGTGAATTCCAAGTCCTTGATTGTGATGTTGGATATGGAGATGTCCTCAACCTTCCAATCTCCCTTGTCGAGCTTGTCGTATAGCTCCTTGCACTTGTTCCTCGCCATCGTGTTGATGAAGTTGGTGCGGAAATCGTCATATGCGAACACCTGTGACGCTTTCCTGTCTTTGATGCCCTTCACGATGCCAAGAACGATGTCCTCATCAACATTGTCGAAGGTGAAGGTGTTTCCCTCAGCCTTCGTGTCGTAGGAGATGGTCTCCTTCGTCTCCTTGTTCTTGAAGGTGACATTGCTGTACTTGAATGATATGCTGAATTTCATGAGTTAAAATCTCCTTAAATTATTTCCACATGTTTCTTGATGTTGTTTATGAATGTTCTGTCCAATTTGTCCATTGTTTGATACATGCCAGACCAAGATGGTGTTGATGTCAATTCACCATTTTCTGAAATTCCCCATCCTGTTTCCACTATGTAGTAAAAATGGTGTCTGATATCTTGTTCCATCTATGTATCGTCGTTGCATATGGCATCCACTAAATCATAGAGGGATGACAATGCTTCATGGGAAATGATATTCCCCATGGAACAAGTTCCTCGTTGAATGGAGAATCTGATGAATCCATTCTAAATCAAATCAAACAGTAGGATTGGCTCATCGTCCATATATGTTGGATTTCTAAGATCTCTGATGGAGAAATGCTTTCTAAATTCCTTTATCCTTGGTGTGTCCTTGATTTCTGATATGTTTGGAATTAAATCACGATGTTCCTTTATACAAGCTACTTCTCCATTGGGGAGAATCCATCCATTCATAGTGTCTTCATATCCATTGTTCTTGACATTTTTCATAAATCCCTTGAAATCGGAAGACACTCCATCTGATTTTAGCAAAATGGCATTGAAATACTATTTGTCAGACATTATTGCTGGTAATTTTGAATACCAGTTGTCAGATTCCTTGTATAGTCTATGCCATTTCATGTTCAATTCCCCATCAGTACAAATCCTTGTAAAGTTTCACCATGAAGCCCTTGTCACACTTGAACAAGGTTGGGTCTTCCTCCGCCCGTTGCTTCATCTTCACGCCCAGAAGCTCCTCTGCTTCCTCCATCTCCATCGTTGGCACATAGACAACGCAATTCGGGCAATTCTCGAACGTCGTGTCGCTTACCTTTTCTATGGACGATGGGAGCATGACCTGCTCCAGCTTTACATCGTTCTGGAAGCAATATGATGGGATCTCAACTACGCCATCCATCACGGTCGCTGTCTTGAGCTCAGAGCAATTTGCGAAAGCATAGTCCCCAATGAAGGTGACATTTGGTGGAATTGTCGTCGTGGTCAAGGCAGTGCAGTTCTTGAACGCGCCCATTCCAACATGCTGTACAGATGAGCCAAGTTCTCCTGCAATCAGCCCAGGGCAATTGAGGAACGCTTCATCCCCAACATAGGTCACGCCATTGAGACGGATGGTGGTTAATGCAGGGCAGTTCTCAAAGGCATTCTTGCCTATCTTCATGTCAATGGCTTCATCCGAGAACACCACGCACTTGAGGTTGGGTAAGTCCTTGAAAGCACCATCTTCGATTTCTTTGACATCAGAACCAACTATGATGGTCTTGACTTCCTTTGGTGGGCGTTCTTCTCCCTCTCCGACATATGTGAAGGTGTCAGTTGGGATATCTTCGTCGTTTATGTTGTCCTCAACATCTGGACTTATCTTGTTCCTTTCCTCAACTGCTTCAAGCATCTTGAGGAACTCCTTACGTGCTTCTACTGTACCTTTTCTCCACGCACTTTCGTTGAAGCTCTTTCTGTTTGGCGCTCTGAGCATGTCGTATCTTGCCTGAAGGAAGTCCCCTTCAAGGGTCTTGTCCACGAAACGACCATTCTTGATTTCGTTTGTGGAGTAGGCTATTCCCATAAATCCTGTTATCATGTCGCTTTACCTTCTCTTGTGTGACTTGTTTAAGTGTATTTACAATATCCATTGCAGAAATCAAAAGCACCATCAAAAATGGTAAATACCGAAATAGATGGATTCACATAGCAAGATAACACAACGTCACCCTTCCACTGGCGCACAACCCAGTGAACAGACAGCCAATTCTGCCCAACAAGGTCAGAATGGGGCTTCGTTTGGTCAGATGATGGAGAACGACAAGCTTATCTACAAGCTTGTCGAGAACAACGTTGCATATGCTGGTGAACAATTTGGTGAGAATCTCAGGTTCAATTCAGAAGTTCTGACAAATGTCCTATACGACAACATACGCAAGTTGATTGGAGACAATTTCGAGGGAGATGATTTCGCCAATTGGCTTGCCGACGAGCTTCTCAAGAATGGCTACATCTTAAAGGCAACAGAGCCAACATAGGAACAGCAACAGAAAGAGGTGAAGGAGGAGATAGTCTATGCCATAGACGAGAAGGACTATCAAGAACTCCTTGACAAAATCAATTCAACACTTGTTCTCATCCAAACCTATAAGCCAACCTTCGCAAAGTTGTTTACTGACGTTGGTGGGCAGGTAAAGGAGCTTGGGAATCCAATAGACACCCAATCTGAACTCAGAACGAGAAGGGACAAGGAGATTCAAGAACTGGTTGGCAGGATTCAGTCAAACCAAGAGAACATAGAGACTTACATAGAGAGACATGATGATGTAAAGAAGGAATTTGCAGAGAAGGTATTTGGACTCCACAAGAAAGTCGATGCATTTTCTGAACAACAGACTCAAAGGTAGATTCAAGATGGAAAGCTTGCCATCAAGACCAAGGACATTCTGGACAAGGTTGGGAAGAATTGGAAAAGCCAAGAGAGGCAAAATGAGAGGTTGAAAGATCAACTTACGGAACTTGGCAAGAAGCAATCAACACCAAAGAAATCTCCCAATGCAGAAGAAACGCCAAGAAAGGCATCTCCAAAACAGGAGTCCAAGCTCAAGCCAGAATAGCCAAGCAAAAAGACATCTGGCAAGATACCAACGTTCAAGCCAATAACCACGAAACTTCCATAGCCAAATCAGAACGCCAAGGGAGGTGATGGAAAGCCAAAGGGGAAGATTGGCTCGTCAATGCTTTCTGGAAATGGAAAAAAACAGAAGAAGGACATATTTGGATAGACAAAGACGCCAAAGAAACTTTCCATTGGTCAGAGGATAAAGAGGAAGATTGGCTCAGGAGCAAGCAAGCTCAAGAACAAGATTTCCAAGTCGTTCATTGGAAAATCGTTCCGTGCAGTTGCAAAGGTCGTCAAGTTCGTTGCGGCTTCTGTTGTGCTTGCTGCCATTGCCATCAAGAAGACCATAGTTGCTGCTTGGAAAGCGACGAAATTCGTGGCAAAGACATTCTACAAGGCAGCGAAGTTCACTGGCAAGGTAGTGAAGGCAGTTGGAAAGGGCGCAATCAACTTGGGCAAGAGGTTTGTGAAGTTTGCAAAGAAAGTTGGCGTGAAAGGGGTCATGATGGCCGCACTTGCCATCAATCCAAGCAAGCTTGTGGTCAAGTTTGGATGGAAAGCCATCAAGTTCGTTGGGAAGAGCATTTGGAAGGGGATAAAGAAGTTGGCGTTCAAGGCATTGTCCTTCTTTGGAATGTTGTTTGGTCTGATGGGCAAGTTCGTCAACAAGGTTGGACACTGGATTGGGATATTGGCGCACGGCATCGCTGACAAGACATATAGGTTCATAGTGAAGCCAATCGCCTCCATGATGGTGTCCATATTCAATTTCGTCACGGCCGTTGTCCTTTCCCCAATACAGTTCATCAAGTGGCTCATACCAACAGTGATAGACAAGATACTTGGTGTTCTGTCCAACATACAACAAGCAGTAAAGAGCGTGTTGAAATCCACTTGGAGCGTATTCAAGCGCATCTTGTGCAATCCAATCACAATAGCCCTGCTCGTTGGTGGATTGTTCTTCTTCCTTTGGAAATGGCTTGGTCCAACTTTGTCAGGTGGAATATCAAGCATCAAGAATACCATAGTGCCTATGATTAAAGGCTTTGTGTCAACTGCACTTAAGTTTGTCACTGGACTATGGAACATCATCGTTGTTGTTGGCAAGACCATATTCAATTGGATTGAGAAGATAACCAATCCAGAGGGATTTCTTGCCAAGTTCATCATTGGTGTGATAAAGACATTCATCGCAATCAAGCGGGGAATAAAGGACTTGATGAAGAAGACAGGGAAGAACAGCATAGACATACTTTGCATGTTCCTTGCCGGTGACATGATAGGCATCATCCTTACTGCGATTGCGGGTCTTATGGTCAAGCTTTGGCAATGGCTCAAGAAGACAAAGGTCATATCCTTTGTGATGGGAATAGTCAAGTCCATACTTGCCATTGGAAAGCTCATATTCAGTCTCAATACTTTGGTTCTAAGGACGATATGTGGTGCAGTGTGGCAACTTGTAAAGGGTAATTTCGGTGGGGTCGTGGATGCAATCGTGAAACCATGGAAGGACATCTGGCAGCAGATAAAGGATGTATTCAGCTTCAAGGCGTTCAAGGAGGAAATGGCAAATGAGACGTTGCAGGAGAATCCAGTTGAGAAGAATGCGGAACAGGCGAAGAACACAAACATAGCAGTAAGAAGCCTCAAGATGAAGGGGTCTGGGAAGGGTGAAGACAACATTGCATACTTCAACAGACTTCAGAAGGTTCTTGGTCAAGCTCAATATGGAGACCTTCTTCCCAGAATCCAGAAGATGAACGAGCTATATCAGGAGAACTCCAAGCAAGTGGAATCCTACGACGAATTCCTTACGAAGACTTGGGACATTGGACAAGGAGGGGACAACATTGCCCAGCAATTGCTGAAGCAAATGCTTGAATCTCCAGAGGTTTCCCAAAAGCTCTTGTCCGTGTTCTTTTTCTACAATCCACAGACCGGTCAAACCCAAATGCTTCGTCCAAGCGCATACATTGGGCAGTTCCTTGACAACATACGCCAAATGATGGCTGATCCCAACAGGGACGATTCCAAGGCGTTCAAGACGCTCATAGAGGCGTTCGACCAGTTGAACAAGGAACGTTCGCACATCGTCAACAACCAAGGAAAGGTCATTGGGGATTTCGCCGAAAAGATTGCCAAGTTCGACTAGAACAACCGTGACGTTGCAACCAATGGATTTGGCGAGATAAGCGACTATATCAAGAAGTTCAACAAGGGGGATTTGTTCTCTTCTGCCACTGCGAAGAGTTCATTCCAGCAAATGGCGAAGGGACGTGCAAAGACTGAGGAAGTGGAAAGCGTCACTGGAGGCAATCTTGGGAACAACAAGTTGTTGCAGGTCAAGCCACTTGCCAAGACAGAAGATGGAAAGGCAGAAGTGAAGGACAGTGACTTTGTGATGCCAAAGAAAGCGAAAGAACCACCATCAAGAGATACCATAGGAAACATTGTTCTGCCACCAGGTTCCAATCCGAAGCCAGAGGTGGATGTTGTTGACGACAAGTCCATAGGAGACCTTTGGCGCGAGCACCAATCCAAGCGGAACCAGTACCTCAATCAAGGCCATACAGACGAGCAAGCGCATGCAGTTGGACTTGACGACATGACGTTTGACCAATTCAAGCAGCAATACAAGAAGATGCATCCAAAGTCACCAGAGCAATTGGAGAAGGAGGAAGCGAACAGAAGCAAGAGGGCATCTGCATTGAGAAACGCCAAGATGATTTCTTCATATCATAGCCAAGGGAAGGTGGCGAACAAGGAGGGATTCAAGCTCACAGGAACCCCATCAATAATCCAGATTGAGACTGATGGATTGAGCCAAACCCTCTATATGTTCTCTCCAGAATGGAGGAAATACTACCACGCCACTGAATTGAACGAGGACGAGATTCTGCTTGCCATCAACAAGGACGACAAGGTGACGCAAGAAAGGATACGCAAGAGACAAGAGGCTGAAGCAGAAAAGAAGGCAGAAGAGGAAAGACAGAGAAAGAGGGAGCAACAGATATTGGATTACAGTGCCAAGGTGGAGGGTGGTTTCATAGAGGTCAAGGTTGGTGAGGACTTGCAGGCTATGGAGGATGCCTACAAGATACATATGAAGAAACGTCAGGAGTTTCTGAATGCGGGAAATACTGACAAAGATGCTGAAGCAGCAGGACTCAAAGACTACACTTGGGAGAATTGGAAGAGATATTACCGAAAAATGCATGGATTGCCTGAGGATGGAATCAAGCGCATACCATTCGAAGGCAAGCGAAAGGAACGTCAAATCAATTGGGAAGCACGTTATCCAATGTCTGTTGAAGAGTTGGCGCAATATGGCATAGAGATGTCAGAGGATGGACCCGTGATGATTCCTCTTGACAAGGCGATGAAGGCTGCTGGTTCGTTGCTCCAGAACGCCAAGACCATATATTCTGTGCGTGATGGATTGGAGATTATGCGCCAAGGACTCAAGACAGAGACAAATAGGCTCAAGGAGCAGAACAAGGGAGGACAACCAGTTGCAGTTGCTCGGGTTGGTGGTGGCGATGGTTCTGAATCCACACAACCAGAAGCACCTGATCAAAGCCATTACTCTGACGTTGGGTGAACCCCATTTCCGATTTCTGGTATAATTGAATATGTGATGTGTGACATAGGGTTGCACATAACCAATTCGTTGATTGCGATATCAACATCACTTTCATCATAACCAAAGGAAACAAGATGAAAGCAAAAGACCTCCTCAAGGGTTTGAGGAAGAAAAATGATACGGGCACAGCAGCTGATGCTGACGCCATTGTCCATGAGTTCTATGACACTGGTTCGTATGCCCTCAACAGAGTGATAACGGGTGATGTCCATAAGGGTGTTCCCCGTGGGCGAATCACTACGGTATATGGACCTTCGCAGTCGGGCAAGTCGCTCATTGCTGCTCAGGTCGTTGCAAACGCCCTCAAGAGTGGCCAGATTGATGGTTGCTTCTGGGTGGATTCAGAAGGTGGTGGCACTCAACTGCTTCAGAACTTTGGCGTAGACCTTGAAAAGGTAGAGTACGTCCCGGTTCTTGACGCTGAGGATGCTTGCGTGAAGCTCGTCAATATCTACGAGAGCTTGGTGCAGGCGCACAAGGAATGGGAGAAGGATCCAGAGAACAACGACGAGCCAAAGTATATCGTCGTGCTTGACTCCTTCGGTGGTCTCGCTTCGTCCAAGGTTGTCTCCGACGCGGTTGACAAGGACAAGATGGTGGCTGACCAAGGTATGGCAGCAAAGACGAGGAACGCCCTCATCCGCACATTGATGATGCGCGTGGTGGTCTCCAATTGCTCTTTGATCGTCATCAACCACGAGTATTCCAATCCTGGTCAGATGTATCCTTCCAAGATTCACAACATGGCTGGTGGTCAGGGGATTGAGTACGCTTCGCACGTCATTCTTCAGGCTTCCAAGTTGATGGTCAAGGATGGAGACACAGAGTTCGCTACTGGCAAGGAAGGTGCTAGAGACAACCACGTTGGCTTCTACAAGGGCAACAGGATGCGTTTCTTCTGCACGAAGAACCGTGTCATCAAGCCTGCGTTCGAGGCGGACGTCTATATCGACTTCGACACTGGCATCTCCAAGTACGATGGCATCATTCAGGATGCTGTGAAGTATGGCTTCATTCAGGAGGTTCGTGGTGGCTATGTCGTCCCAACGTACAAGGAAACGAGAGTGACTTACAAGGAACTGGTCTCCAAGGACGAGATCTGGGACACCTTCATCGAGAAGTTCAACGAGGAGTCCGCGAAGAAGATGGCATACACTTCCAAGTCTGACGATGCAATCGCAGAAATCGCTGAGGAAGTGGCCGCAATCAAGGACGACACCGAGAAGAACAAGAAGAAGCAGAAGCAACTCATCGTTGAGGATTCTGACATTCCAGAGGAATAACCAAAGAGGATAACGACATGACAAAAGAACAGAGAACAATGGTAGGCAACATGGTTGAACATGTTTCTGGATCGTTGAACGAATTGAAGAAGATGCTAAAGGACTATGATCATTGCAAGAATGACGTTTCCAAGAGACTTCTGGGCGAGACGATCCTCAAATATGCGTCGGTATTCAAGCCAAATACCAAAAACTACAAAAAAAGGACAACAATATGAGCAAGGTAAAGGCAATTCAGCACAGAGACAAGGAACGTGTAGGGTTTACAGAACCCTATCCAGCGATTCAGTTCTCTGGTTCATATAACGACATCATCGACATCATCGGTCTGATTGGCGTTGAGAACTTGGACTTCCCCAAGAACGATGTGGAGTATTGGAAGGTGAATGGAACGTTCTCCGACAAGATTCTTGAGCGTTATTGCACCAAGGATTCTGTATTCACCCTTCCTGGCAAGCTCAACAAGGAGGTCTATCCTCCGGAGAAGCTTGTAATCCATCCCCGTGATTGGGTGGTCATCAAGGCTGACCTGCTCAACAACTTCTATGTGGATGTCGTTGACCACAGGCATCTTATGTCCAATTACGAAATCATTGATTGGCATAAAGGTGTATAATTAAACAAAGAGAAAAGGAAACAAACAATGGCAGACGCTACAAACAACAAGGTTGACATGAGCTCGGTTGCATTCGAGCTTGCGAAGGAGAAGGGCTTTGGCTCTGACGAGGCGAAGTTCAAGGAGTGGGAAAAGGAGTTCGTCAAGAAGTTCTACGAGGTCATCGGCCTCTCTGACATCCCTGAGGAGTTCTTGAACTTCACGAAGTTCATCGACGCATATTCTGGCGTTCTCGTCAAGAGCGTTCAGGCAGATATCGCTCTTATGAACAAGATCGGAAGAGCGTCGTGTAG